TATACTCTATTATCATACTGGGATACAGAGATGCAACATCAATATCTATTAACATTTCATCTTCTTTAGGAATAATTATCTCAGGTTTGTTTTCAGAGTGAATACCACCAACTCCTACAGAATATTTTAATCCTCTAAATACAAATTTGTTTTCGTATCCTTTTCTACCTGGTGATACTATCTGCTTTTTCATATCAGATAGTACATTACGAAGTATAGGATCTTTATATTCTATATAAGGCAATATTACTTTGTTTAGGTCTATAACATCTGCTGGGCTTCTCAAGTCTTTAATATCCCACCATGTTAAACCGGTCTTTTCAAGATATTTCTGCGTTAGAATTTTCATTCCAATGTTTACTCCATCTTTACTTAATACTCTTACTTTATATTCATCTTCGATAGCTATTCTTAATTCTATATCTTCAGAACACAGATTTAATAATTTTTCAGTAGAATTAACGTCATTCACATTATACTCAATCATCTCTTCTATTCTATCTTCTTCTAGAAACTTATTAAAGTCTCCATTGAATTCTAGAACATTAGGATATTGCATAGTTACTTGCATTTCCTTCAATCCAACACGCAATTTCTGTGAATATAACATAGTAAGTATATCAAATGAATCATACCATACTTGATATTTCCATTTTTTCCATGCTTCTATGTTGTCATCTGCTTGAGATGTAGTTATAGTTCTACTTAAGTTAAAAATACTATCACATATCCTTAGATATGGTTTATTTTTAAGTATATTATAATAATCTATTATATAATTAATAATAGGATTATCATAATGTAAATTATTATATCCTGCAAAGATTTTATTTGAATCAATTTGAGTTTCAGTAGTATAGAGATCTCCAAATTTTAATGGTATATTAACATTTGGTACACGAAAAAAATCAACTAATTCTGATAATTGATTTTTTCTGCTTGATATCTCAAACTTATGAAACTTTCCTGATTCAGTATTCTTTGCTGTGCAATGAAATACATTTGGGAAAACTTCAATATCATAGACGTATACTGTTTTTCCTCTTATCTTCATAGCGTATAAATTTAGTGGAGTGTATGGGAATCGAACCCATGATGCCGATTGGTTGCAGCACTATAAATAGTGTATTAGAGTCTCTCTAATATTCCTCCCTGTACCCTGCGCTTGCCTGCTAGCTGAACACCCCTTGAGGCAGGATTCTTTATAGACTATCCTGCTAAAAGTCTGTCGCTCTACGCTGCTTGCTTTATCTCTGGCAAATGTTTAGCAAAGCATTTCTTTTCTAAAGTTGCTCTATCTACTATCGTAATAGATTCATAGTTACTATATTTATCGGATAACTTTGTATTCAATTTAGTAACTACTTCAGTAAGTTGTTCAATAGGTAGATTAGAGTAGCTTGTCTTAAACTCTTTATCGTTTGTAGTAGCTATAACTACTTTATACGGTCTTTGTTCTAAATATTGTAGCTTCTTAGACATCTTGAACTCTGCAAGTTGTTTAGCTACTTTCTTAATTTTCTCTTCGTGAGCTGCTTTATAAGCTTGTTGTTTAGCAATACGTTCTGCTTTATTGCTACCATATAGATTCTGTACCAATTCTTTATGGTAACCAGAATAAGGACGTTCTTCTAATAACTGTTTTTTATCCTTCTTATCAGATACCTGTGTAGGTTTCTTAGGAATACTAGCTATACCTTCTTTAGTTTCATGATACTCCTTTCGTGCATTAGTAGCTTCAGGAGTCCACTTATAAGTATATACTTCTCTACTTACTATTTTATCATGACGACGAGTAGTTACAAATTCCTTTGTCATAGGTTTAATATTTTCTGACAAAGATATTCCTTTACTACACATAGATTTATAATCTGAGGATTTAGTTAATCCGTAACGTTTCTGTAAGTTTTGCTGGTATTTAGCATTTTTCTTATTTCTAGTATCTTGATTCATAACAATTGATTTTAATAGTTAAAAACTAAAGGAAGCTGAATAGGTTAATGTTTTAAGATTTCCCGTATGTACTCTCCCTATCGCTTCCTTATTATATTTTAAGCTGCTAAGCACATTGGAGCAGCAGAATCATCAAATTCTGTTTCTTCATTGAACTTAGTAAGTTTCTCTTTTAATTTCAGAATCTCTAAATCGAGTTCTTTTATTCGTGCTTTAACCCAATTTGAAGTTAAAACTTCAGTCTTATTTAGAGCTTTTTTACCTTTCTTAGACTTAAGAACGGGATTCAAAGTTCGTATACGACTTAGATGTACTTTCATTTCTTGTAATTCACATAATTTAAATACATCTAATTGATTACAATCAGCTGGTAAATCACTAAATTTCTTTATACCCATATTGATACATAGTATCTTTAATTTAACAATTACTCGATCATCTGTAAGACCTTTGATTGTATTATAAAGTTCTTTCAAATCATAAGTACGTTGATAATTACGATTTACTACATTCTCAATAGAAATGATATTCCAATATTTAGTAATATCTGCTGATAGTTTATCACGCTGTTCAATAAATTTATTTGCTTTCATATATACTTGATTTTAATAATTTGACAATTAGTTAATTACATATAGTATATTAGAAAGTCTACCTGTGTAGTTAATAGACCGATCAAAGCCTAATAACTTAAAATATCAGCTATCTTCACAGACCGCTGATATGAATAACAATAAAATTAAGAAATAAGACAGACAAGATCAAAGAGTTAGCGCCTCTGTCACATCTCGATACGGCATCCGATTCTTCTTCTCTCGGCTTTCCAACACTTAGTTACCTTAGTAACATTATCAGAGGCAAGTAAGTAAGAGTATATACGAACCCAACCAAATGTATATACTCTTACTGATTTTATGTTGATTTTCAATTATTTTCTACTTAATACGAACCCAACCAAATGTATATATTCGATTATAAATCTCCTTCAACATGTAAACTGACGGGTATTCTTTCATACCCAAAATCTATGCAAGCATTTGCTATCCCAACCATTTTGCGTCGCTTGCTGTTATTACCCATATTTTTGTCAAAGCCTGGGTCATCTTTTGTAATATCATAGGTCAATTTCAATGGACTGTTTTCATCAAGTAATGTACAATAATACAATAATAACTCGATTACTTTTTCTTTTTCATCTTTCTTAAGTACTTTATCAATTGCTTCTGTCAGAAACCCAACCAAACCTGACTTATCGCAATTGTTACTTTCTACACCTGTGATGATAAAAGCTATTCTTTGTACTAAACTAAAAAAGTCTATTACATAATAGGAATTAAACCACTTATTTACCCAACCATATTTGTGGCGTCCTATTAATACTGTTCCATCGTATCTAACTTTAATTGTTTTGCTCCCATCCATTAGCAAATTATTTTGAATGCGAGGATCAGACATAATTAGCTGTAACATCTGCAAGTGATATGAATCTATTGGCTTTTTACTTGTTGCCATAGTTTTATGTACTTAAGATTAATTACTCGTCGATGCTCTTATAGTAAGCAGTAGTGTCGTCCTTAGTAATCTTGTTGATTTGTTCCAGAGAAGCTCCCTGATTTGCTAATTCATCAATAAAATTATTAAGATCAGTCAAATTACTCTGATTCAACTGAGTGATAACTTCTGTTACCATTTTAACATTCCAGAACGGAGACCGTTCTCCAGTTGCTTCAAACTTCAAGATAGCATCTTGAACATCTTTCGGACCGGCTTTCAATACGATATCTACATCTGCCCGTAAATCAAACTGCAACTTTTCGTCATTATTAAACATAATAACAATCTTACCATTTGCAGTCCGCACGATATCTACGTTGAATAAATCAACAGTTTCAATCATATACTTCTTCATCGGATTTGCAAGTACAAGTCCTGGCATATCACCAGCTATTTTTTTCTTGTAATTCAAATCTAAATTATCACTTACGGGGATTGCCAACCGCCGACCAACTAAAGCACGGCTAAATGCAATTACTTTAGTACGTAACTGTGTAATTTCTTGCTGAGTAAAACCTTCTGGATTTTTGAACACGCTTTCATATTTTGTTGTTTCCATAATCTCTCCTTTCTTGATTCCGTGGTTGATTCCACCTACGGAGTAAGTTAATACTAAGTTAATTTAAAAAGTAAGCTATAGAGTTCTTTTATCTAAGTGGAATAGTGTCTAATATCTATTCGTTTATTAAAAACTTAAAAACCACTTCTTGTATTCAAACAGTAAAACTCTATAACGAAATTCTGCTAAGATTTGATAAGTAATCTGAAAAAACTATAAGATAAGCTTTCGTATTATTAACATTACTACTAGAACGTGATGTTATTACTTCACTCGGCATTCCCCGTAGGACTTTACTCATGAGACAGATGAGTCAGCCGTTCTTCATAAAATTATTAATACTAAACTATGAAAACATATGTAATTCGATATCTGAAAATCGAATGCTATGCTAGTTAATACCTAAAGAGGTACAACGGGACTCCAACGGTAGGAGATTTATACCCATCAAATAACATTATAACTGAAATTATCTGAAAATCGAATGCTATGCTAGTTTCTGATTGTTTAAAGAGCCTAACAGCAACTATAACGTGCTCTTTTTCCTATTATAGTAAGGAGTACTGTATATGATTCATAACCTACAACTGTTACTTCACTATCGGTAATACTTCTACCGAATTTTATTTTGAGCTGTTTATGTTTCAAAACACCCACTCTATAGCCTAATAGTTTATTCTAAGGCTGCGTGTACTTACGACTTTGTTCTTATTCTGCACATAACTTTAGGATTTCCACCTATCATCCTTTAATGTAAGGAATCAGCGTCACTTTACATATATTGTTGCGCAATATACTTTAAATGTTTCAAATGTCAGCAATTATATTGTACAGTCGAGGGTGGCTCGGATTTACTTTCGTCTTCTTATCACTACTCGTCCTAAAACCTACCATTGAACTTCCTCATTAGTTAAGTTAAACATGTTTATTCTCTCATAAATAGAGACTTCCTAAATAGATTTACATTCTGTCACTTCCCGTTAAGACTACTACTTAGTGCAATGCACAGATTTTTCTCCGGTCTGCTTCGTGTCCGTCTCTTAATGTGTCTGCTTCTCTTCAACCTGGGAGTAGGGCGATGCTCACTTTCACATATACTCTTAAGGATAGAGTATCTCACCTTGTGCAAATTTGATAAAACTCCAGTTATGCTTCTGGATAAAATTATTTAGTACTTCTAAGCTTTATGTCTTCCACTTAGTATTGAAATAGTGTTATTGCGCACTTCATCCGCTAGTTATCTTTATATCCCTGTTGCAAAGCACTCTAGGTTTATACTCAGATAGATAACAACTGAGTTTATTATAATATTACTTGAACTCACATACTCCTTATTTCCTAAAGAGGTCCGTTGCAGGATTCCTTATTTATTAATATTGGATCATTGCTACTCAGCCAATAGGCACACAATCTACTACTCACTTTATCACTCTATCTCTCTATACTGGAGTGTATAGTAATACAAGCTTAGGATTAGTTATGAACTGGTATCATAACATTGTGCATAGGCTTTACACCTAATCCAGGTAATCTATCAATATTTTTTCAATAAGTAGTGCTATAATATTATAATTAAGTACCTTCATATATACTATCTCTAAACTTATTAAGTTACAATATAACTGTTTAGATAAGTATAGAACACTATACTGACATTTTTATACGATCTATGCCGTAAAGGGGAGTTTGGAGCTACCCTAGAGCGTTATATGCTCGATAATGTTCAGCACGTAGTCTTGGACACTACGATTTGTTGGGCATCATCGTGTTTATTACTCCTTCTTGATTCAAACTATGATAAGTCTGCGAGTAACTTAAGAGGATTTCGTTCCCCTTGTACTGTTTAATTTTGTAGACTGCTCTCTACTAATTGCGTCTTCTGTTTCTGTCTCCAGTCGGTTCTCACCAAAAACAAGAGGGTTGTACACGCTCTCCCTCTATCTTATTGCTTCTTCAGTCTATAGATAGTATATAGACACAATAAGTTATTATACTTTCAGTAATAGCCTATAGTTGTAGCTATACTCTATTCCTACTAATATTCTGTACTATCTTAATTTTAAGAAAGTAATCTAACCATTTACTTTCTAATCCTTTGATTTAGATATCTCTGGATATACACCATTATAGCTCTATAATCGCATTGGCTGTTCTAGTTGCGACTCAGATTCATCTTCTCTGATTGTTGTTGTTTCAGTCTTTGGAGAATATCCGTACAAGTGGTTTTATTCTCTTTAACTGATGGCAGTTCTCTTACCTTAATGTATTTAGGTACTTCCTTCTCTACAACAGAAGTTAGATAGATAATACTGTCTTTCTTTTTGATTTCAACATTGATATTTTGTTCTGGGTTGCTTTGTCCATTTAATTTTATAGCGTTATCGTTCAAATTAATATCAATATTAAAGTCTTTTGCCCGAGGTACATCTGTGAACTTCGGAATCACATACTCATGTGCGGTGGCAGTGTTTGTATAGTTAGTTACAAATCCTACATATCCACCGAAAGCTAGCATTGCTAGCGTAAATAAAACTGTTGGTTTTTTACTCATTTTGATAATGCGTTAATTGTTACTTTTTAGTAGCATACGCAGATTTCTCAATATAGAAAGTAAGAGGATTCAAAGAGGTTGATGTGTACAAGCTAGATACTTTCTGCATTACTTGTTTCAACATCTTATCGTTCATTTCTGCTCCATAAGCAATCCGTAGATTGTTTACAGTCTTTATTGCTGAAATGTGTTTACCTTTAAGATTCAGACCCTTGATTTCTGGATATACAAGTTTGTCTTCATCTTTACCTTCGTTATTAGCAGAAGTAATAATACGATTGATCAGATCGTCATTAGTTCCACTAATTAATTGAGAATACCGTTTTGCTTCTTCTTCGTAATTATTATTTTTTGCAGTTTCATCAGTAATCTTCTTAGCTAAGAATACTTTCACAACATTAGCAACTTGCGCATCGTTGTATGTTGTTAATTGATTCTTAAGCCAAGCATGAGATGCTAAAACTGACAAATTACCTGTTAGGTTACCCCAAATAGCATTTGCACAACCTTCAAGCAATGTAGCATTCCGTCCTGCTTCTTTCATCTTAAGCAATACAGTTGCTAATACTTGTGCGGGTTCTGCATTTTTATCAAGCTTATAGGCTTCCCGTGCAAATTCAATCATATTTGCTACATTCTTACCTATACCTCCTGATTTCTGCTTGTGCCGCATGTTCATAATAGTACACATTGCCGCTACTTTCTGTTCATCAGTAACACATTCTTCGGGTTTTGGCATTTCCTGAGTTTGCGGAACTTTAGCATCTTGTTCTAAAGCTTTCTGCATTTCAGGATTTGTCTTTGCGACAGCATCTTTGAAGTTAATCTCAAGCTGTCCATCAGATGTTTTGCTAGGAAGCAAATTAACACCGAGGAACAAAGAAGCTGTTTCATTCAAATATGCAAACATTTCTTCGTTCACAGTAAAACCTTGTTCTTTTGCATCATTCTTGAACTGGTCGTTCCATTTCTGAATTAATACAAACATCATAAGGTCTGCCTGTTTTCCTGTTGCTTGATACATTGCTCGATCGTCTTTAATCTCTTCACGGCGTTTCAGAATTGCGTTCATCAAATCTACTGAGTGATTTGCATCAATTCTGTCACTGTTTTGAGTTACGATATTAGGCGCAGGAGCTGCTGCTGGTTTAATAGTTGGAGCACTGCTGATGTCAATTTCTTCAGCTTCTACTTCTTCTATTTTTTCCTTCTTTGGCTTCTGCTGTTTAGGTTTCTTTTCAGTAGGTGTAGATTTAGGATCTTCCTTCTTTGGCTCCTCAACTGGCTTAGTTTCAGGAACTTCAGCAGGAATAGGATTCTTAATTCCTTCCTTAATCCGTTTGACGTCAATTCCGTCTCCCTCCTTTACATTAGATACTGGGAAGAGAACACTAGTAGTTTCACTAGTTTCATTGTTCTTCCACTCGGCTTTGATATTTTCAATGCCTTTACTGTCTTTCTCAATCTTAAGAGAAAGTAGACTCATATACGGTGATTTTGTGCACAACATATGAGTTTCATATGCTGATTTACCCATTGGAGTCTGATAGACACCACCTTTCTTTCGTTCAGCTGGTTTCTCTTCAGGCTTCTTTTCTTCTGGTTTAGAATCTTCTACTTTTGTTGTTTCTACTTTAGCTGAAGCTTCTACTGCTTCTTTAGCTTTTTTCAAAGCTTCTAAATTTCTTGCTGCTTTTGCACTTGGAGTCTTTCTACCTTTATTTCTTTTTGCCATATTGATTATGTTTTAAATAAATTAATAACTTAACAATTAATACACTTAAATTATGAAATTAAGTGCAGTCAACTGTCATCTTCTATCTCTGCATTGTTAGGCATGGTAGGTATATCTTCTCTATCAGTTGTTACTAACGTCTCACCTCCGTCTTCCTGACCCATTTCATAAGATTGGTTATCTACTGTCCCTACAAAAGCAGTAGAACCTTGAGATGTGGGATTAGGAGCCATAGTAACAACTAACTCTTGAGAAGGAGTATCTGAGGTATTTGCAACTACCTTTTTTACTCCAGTACCTACAACAAAGCCTAGTAAAAGTACGCATACTAAGAATACGTACAAACTAGCACTTTTACACATTCTAGAAATGATAAAAGATGCTAATGCTCCTAAAAGGAGTAAACAAAAACTAGTCATATTGTTGAAAGTATTTGTTAATAATCTGTTTTCTGTTTAAGTTTTTGTCTTGCTTTGTTTAAATCACCTTTTACAGCTAATTCATTCATTGCAAGCTTACTGGCTATCTCTTTATAAGACATACCATCTATGCGAGCGTTGATTAAATCTCTATATTTCTTCTTAAGAGTAGGTATAGCTTGTAAGACTATATCTAGTTTTTCCTTTAGAATTAAATCTTCTTCAGGACTTCTCTCTAAAGCAGATAGTTGAATTGGATTTTCATCCTCATCAACATAGTTATTTAATTGCTCTTTTTTGTTTCTACGTATATAGTCTATTGATGCATTAACAGCAATAGTCTTTAACCACATATTAAATGAAATATGTTGAGTATACATAGATAATTTCTCATAAGCTTTAGTAAATACTACTGATGTTAAATCATCAGCAACATCTGTATTCTTAACTACACCCATAATAGTGTACCAAATATCAGTTTTATACTTATAGTATAACTTACTAAATGCTTTTTGAGAACCTTGTTTAGCTTGCTCCACTAGATCTATTATTTCTTGTGTCATATAGCTAAATTTTAGTGGATTGTAGTTAACCCAATAACTACAATCCTTAAATTCAGAAGGGAAGTTTTATAATTTCTTTGCAATAATAATTATTTACTGCTAGACATCTTTTGTAGAATACATCTGAGATATGTTCTCTCCATTCTTCTTTCTCTTCTTCATTGAGAGGATATGCCATTTTCAATGACATATTAATAGCAATCCTTACTCTTACTAATCTAGTCTGAAGACTTAATATTTTATCTTCTAATAGATTGTTAAGAATATCCATCCACAGTCTTCTATTTATCCACTTATTGATACTTAGACAAGTGTTACTAGTAACTATCTTAGATTTTAAATTAGGTGGTATATTTGCCCAATCATCTAATACACTATCTGCATATCCTAATACTTTAGTATCAAAATTTGCAGAAGATATAATCTTGTCTAAAGTAAACCTATAAGGTTCCTCTAATTCAGCATTGAGTGCTTCAATAAGTCTCTTAAAATCGCTCATTATGGTTCTCTGTTTAGTGCTTTACAAATTACAGTGAATACATAGTTAGCTTGAGACATTTTTAGGCTGTATTTCTTCTTTAAATGCAGTCTAGTTCTTACTTTAGCTTGTTCTATACCATATAATGGTAAAGTTGATTTATAGTAAGCAATACCTTCTTCGATGATTTTATCTTTTCTAGAATCTTCTCCTAAGCCTTCTAGAGTCTGTAAATCACCAATACCTACATTATCAACTACTTCAGTAATAGATGGTAATGCAAATGTATACTTTTCAGGATACATCATAATATCTACTACTTCAGGACTGTCTTTAGTAAGATCTTTAGCTTTACCATTCTGTTTAAAGTAATTAAGATCAATTGCACCTACTACTTCTAATAATGGTTCTACTCCACTTAATAAGAGTAATACATTAGTTTCCGGACCTTGTGCGATCCACATACCTGCTTTTAACATAATCCTTTTGTTTTAAGTATTTTGATAAATTCATTTTTGAATCTCTTTACTACAACTGCTGCATCCATTGGACTAATGTTGAATTCAGAAGCTACTTTCTTTCTAAATTCCATTTCTCCACTGCATTGCTGCATTACTTCCTGTAGTCTTTCTCGCTCTCCTGGTTCAGTCCAGCGAACATATTGAACAATTTCCATGTTAATTCATTTGATGTTCAAGATCTTTAATTTTATTATAGATGCCTACCCAATATATCAAGCCTTCTTTACTCTTTTCAGCTTGAAACATTTCATAGATTTTGCATCTATTGTATCCGACTGTAATGTTATGTACACCATGTCGCCAACCTTTACCTCCCTTCATTACTGATGGAGTTGATTCATATACATACTCAATGAACGCAGTAAGTTTACGTTCTCTTGTAAGAACAATTTCCCAAGTCTTAGGCAATTTATTCCTAATAAAACCTCTTAAGCCTTTTTTGTTCATGTTTATATTTAAATATTTTTGAATTATCTCCAAATTCAAATTTAATCGTATAGATACCGTCTTTAACAGTTGCTTCATTAAGTGTTATTCTGATTTCACGTATAAAGCGATCAAGATAATACCTAGTATTAATATACCACTCAACTGTCTTATAATAGTCTCTTCCATCATTATCACTAATACTCGCTTTTGCATAATAATCATGTGTACTACATGTTAATATATCTTCACTTATTGCTAGTAATCTATAAAGCTTTTTTTGTATAAAGTCTAAGATTTCTGTTTGAGTATTGAATCCTTTTTCTTTACTCTTTTTATGTCGACCACGATTCATAAGTAGTTTCTTTAATTGAAGATTGGAGTCTTTCTATAGCTGTTAATAGTGTATCTATTCTTATTACTACTTCTGTATCTCTAACAAAATGTTTAATATGTTTCAGATTAGTAATCATGCCTGCTAAAAGCATAAGAGATAAGTTCCTTCGACTTGCCTTTAATTGATTTAAAGTCTTTTTCATCTACAAAATGTTTTTAAGTATTGTTCATAATGTTTCTTTTCATTTATTGAAGCTAAAGCATTTAATTGATTATAATTCTTTTTAGTTAAAGTAAAATCATAATCTAATAATGCTTCTTTCAGATTGTAAAATACATTATAATCAAACAAATCTCTGTTACTTATTTTGATTTGTTCAATGAGAGCTGTTTCAAATATAGCTAGTAATCTCAGAATATATTTATTATTCTTTTTAACTGCTAGTCACAAACCTTTACTTCCTTTACTATAATCTAAAGGAATGATTGCTGTTTTGTTATAATCTATTTTCATACTCTAAAATTTGTTTTATAATACTTTTTAATGATTCTTACAGTTTCATCAAATTCTTCTTTATTATCAAAAACATTACAAAAAGTATAATTGTTTTTATTTAAGAATATAGGATGAAAATAAGCTACAAAGAATGTTTTAAATAATCTACTCTTTTTAATAGGAATTAAATTATCTAAAGTAATATCGCTAGTTATACTTACTACCCAAGCAATATTTAGCTCAGTATCTATTTTATAGATTACTCCATAATGTTCACACACTCCTATTTTTGCTCTGATAATATCATATTTTTGTAAAGGTATCTGATCTACACCTTGACCTAATATTTCTGTAGGTAAAACTATATTTTGTTTAGGAACACATGAAGATTGTTCTACTAAACTATTGATAGATAAAGATGAATTAAATGCATCTACTATACTTATTACATCTAATATTTTATTATCATCTGTATTTTTTAATTTAGAAGATGCTTTAGATCTTATAGAATTTAAAAAGTTCTGTTTTTCATCAGCAGTCTTTTCCTTTAATAAATTTAATATACTCATACTTTTTGTTTTTAATTTTGATAATATTTGTTTACGGAGCGGGACTCGAACCCGCACTCTTCAGTATTGTCTACCTGTGTCTATCCATTTGCACGATCCGTAACCTGCTTTTTACGACATTAGCTTAGCCGTTGACTTAACGTATCACGCTGCGATACGAGTATAGTCTGTTACAAAAGATTTGTCATTTCTGACGTTATTGACCTATTCATTACTGTTTCTGCCAATCAATACATATATACCCCCTTGTTATTATTTTATAGTGGAGGTAGAGCCGGCGAAAGCTCGTCTTGCTCAGGCATATAATGACCTAACAGTCAATATACTTTTATTTCTATAGGATTATCTCCAAAACACATATTTCTTTTATCAAATGGTACATAATGAGTATATAAGAATCCTGCATCATTAAATAGTTTAGCCGTACCTATTGGTACACTAATAGAATTATTATGTTTTGGATCTATCCACCAACTTCTTTTTGTTGTTTCATGAACATATCTAACAGGTTTATTATAGAATAGATGTTCACCCCACATATCTGCTGCAATATAGCTCATGATAAATAATTTTAAGTTGTAAATATAAAGAGTTTTGCACACCTCTGCGCCTTCATATCCTGGCAGATCGGATAACGCCTCAATTAGAGAGATATACATCATACACGAGTTTTCATATATCATTGGGTTGATATAATAGTGCAATATACTCTTTTAGTAGTATAGAGAGCGATCAAACTCTCTATACTTAATATGTAATTCTAAAGTAATAGTATACACTGTTGATTATGAGCATAAAAGCATTAAATCTAGTATATAATAGCATAAAGCCGCTATTACTTTAGAATTTATAGTCTTTGACAGAATACATATTATACCAAGTGCTCATCTAGCAAGCTAGAGACTCGATTGAAATATAGACATAAAGTACTATATGTATATGTATTTTGATATACTTACTGTTTTTCGTCTATGAGACTATCCTTTATTTGTTAGCATAAAAGCATTTAAATAAAGAATGATCTATTTATAGCACATGATCAGTAGGCATAATATCCTATTACTAGCATAAAAGCATTGAATAGAACTGTCAATTCAGTTCATGTTGCCCCGAACTCCTCAATGCGACAATGCGACTTATATAGTTTGCAGGGTTCACATTTATTCTATTTAGCATAAAAGCATTTAGAATTTGGATGTTGATTAAAGATAGATATTTTCGTATCTTGAACCAAAGATTTCTTCTTTCGCTTTTGCGATAGCGTCATCTTTCTTGTCTGTAAGTTCTGAATACTTTTTGTCCCAAGCTTTGTAATCACCTGTAGATTCAAATTCAGCTTGAGCTTTCTTCAGTCCTTCAGAAAAGTCTTTCATAATGTTCTTGTGTTTTGATGCAAAACGTCCGTATCTTTCTGCTCTAGAAACAGCTTTTTCACAATCCTGAATTCTACGTTTTACTTCACGAGATTCACGTTCAAGTTGTTCTTGTTGGATCTGTTTCTTTGCTTCAGTAACTGCTGATGCTTCAACTTTACCGTCTTTTTCTTCTTGTTTTTTCATACCAGCTTCAAAGTTGTAATTTTCATCAGTTGCTTTGTCACACAACATTACTGCACCTAACATAATTCCTACAAAGTTCATAAAATTTTTCATAATTCTTTTGATTTTAATTGTTAATAATTGATTTATTTAAGTGAATGAATAATTTTTAAAAAGTATCTAATAAACGTCTGCGATAGATTTCATCTCTTTCTTCTCGAATATCTATCTGCATTTTAATAATAATGTTTACTAGTTCTTCTTTTGTTTTCTTTTCTAGTTCTTCTTTTGTCCACATAATAATAAAGAAATAGAAAGTTATACTATCTATTCGTACGCCTTATTTGATAGCTAGCCCTTTTCCTTCTCCTGACCTTAAATAAGGTTGACCGTTGTATAGTCCGTAGGTATTAATCACCTTTAGGGGTCTGGCGTTATAACCTTCTGTGTTGATTGGATTCTATCATAACTACTTAATTAGTAATTCTTAGTTAAACAATAGCTCTTTCCCTTTTATACGGTTGCATTTTAGAATGTCTAACTCTCTTTTTAGACTGATATTCAGCTGCTTTTCCTGATTGCTTAGAACCTGGAAAATGAGATTCTTTATAGGTCTTTCCCATGATTATAACACTCTAATTGCTTGTACTAAAAGGTCAAAGATATAAGCGCATCCCTTTTTGTTGAGATACTCGATTGTAACTTCTTTTTCATCCAGCATCATCTCAATTTGTGGTCTAGTTAACTTACCATCTTCAATTAATTTCCAAAAATTGGCATTAATTGCAGCGATATTCATTAGACCAGCTGCTGTACACACAGTAATAACATCTTTCAAGATGTTTTCAATCATTTGTTTATTTGAAGAACTAGTTACAAATTTACTTGTTTCAAGTATTTCTGTATGTACTTCTGATAAACCAAGTTTTTTAGCCATAAGAGCTACTGCTGTTACAATACTTTCCTGATTGATTGATGCAGGGATTCCAATAATTACAAAGTTTAAAGATTTCATTTGATATGAATTTAAAGTTGTTTATAAATTTCTTGACTATAGTACTTACCGCATCTTTCACAGTAAGTTCTTTTAGTAATAGGAATATTTAATTCATTGTTATTAGGCTCATTTTTCCATTTGTGCCCATGAATTAAACATTGTGAACGTAATGCAACTTCTTTCTGCCGTTTAGGATTATCTAATAATTCTAATTCAGCAAGTCGCTTGATGTTACTATGATAGGCTTTTAGCCTTCTGTAACTACTGATTTTCAGTTTGATTTTCTTAAAAATATTCATTCTTTCATATTTAATAGTTTTAATTATACAATATTTTGAGGACGTCTAGCTGCAACTAGATGGTTTTATCAATCTTAATTATATATTAACACACATTTTCTACTGTACGCTTACAGTAAATAAAGAAGGCATGTAACAGTTTATACAATATATTGCAGTATATTGCAGGCTTGACGATTCACATCGTTGTGTAACTTCTACACTAATACAGCTTAATTGAAATACTAATTAAAATGACTCTCACTTAGTTTTAACTCATAAGCAGATATAGCTGTCAAACTAATCTTATTGGAGTACATGGTTTTAACGTCTGCACTAATACTAATCTCCTCCACCTACCTTCAGACGACAGTAATACTGCCATCTAAAATGATTAGATATAAGCCCCACATGTTTGTCACTGATTCTCACAGTAAGAACGATTACTTCTATCTTCACAGACTGAAGTAACCTTGTTTAATTTAATAATTAATAGCTTCATGAATTGAGTCACTATTAAGTTGTGGTAATGAGGACCTTGGCATACTATCTGGTATATATTCCTTTTGTATATCCATACTCCTCTTTATTAATTTATCATAAAAGTCTTTGTTACTAATATAAATAGAAACAATTTCATGATTTGATAAATCTGTACCTTTAGTTACAAGTATTTGAGTTAGTACTTGTTCTGGTATAACTAAGAACACACTATCTACATACTTGTCTAATCTCATACTTTCACGCCATTGTAGCACTTCTTGTACTGTTGGTGCTACTACTTGTTCAATTGTGTCCGTTTCAGGGATTTGTTTTTCTTTAGGACTACGAGGTCTTGCACAACTGATAAAAATTGCTAATGCTACTATTGCTGCAATTAGCCAAAATACGTATTTACTTTTCATTTTTGATAAATGTTGTTTAATCGTTTAACATGTTATAAATCTCTTCTACTGACTCTTTTGCTTCGAGAATCATAGTTTCTCCGTCATCAAGTTTAGTGAAGATAGCTGATCCTTCTGAATAATCTTCTGATGGAAGAATTGAAGAGATAATACTTTTTCTTACAGTGGCTGGCTTTCCTCCTGATTCATTGTCATGTAATAATAAAAATTCACTCATTTTGATAATGTTTTAAGTTAATACTAAGTATATAAATGCTATTAATATTGCATCTATTACAATTAATACTCTTGTAACTGGATGTGTTTCATACCAGTTTTCAAATTTATCCCACCATATGTCTGCTAAATCAGCTTGGTTTGATTTCTTTGTATCCATCGTCTTTATCTTTATATCCACTACCAAGTGTATATACAAAAGATAATACGCAGAATATAAATAGTGCGATTATCACTACTTTAGAGTAATACCAATAATTCCAATAATCGGTATATAACAGTCCGTACACTTCTTCATCAAAGAAATATATTCCTTGATGTTCAATAATCATCACAGCTGCAAATAATGCAGTTATGAGTCCAAATAAAAAATACATTAATTTTTGCATAATAATTATTTATTGATTAAATACTATTTGCTATAAATACTAATGTTGTTACCATTGTTAATAATACTAATAAGTATATTAACAATTCGATAGTAATAACAATGCGCCAGAATCGTTCATTTCCCATATGTTTTTATACTTGTTATTAAGTTCTCTCCAAAAATTGTATCCTTCTTTTGTACAATCCCATGCGAATGTACATTCAATTGCTGCATAAGGATCTCTTAATTTTGTATAAAGACATGATAGATTTATACTATGAACAATTGCATATTTACTAGTATTATCTAGAAATCTATCTAATACTCTTTCTTTAATAAGAAAAGTAAGTAATAGATATGGCATATTAAATAATATTTGCCTTCTAGCTTTTTGTTTCTTTGTTAGTTTTTTCATTGATTGAATTGTACCTTTTTATGAACTTTAAATGTTACTTCAGTATCACTCTTAATTTCAATAGTAAAATGAGGAGATGATTTACTATCTATTCTTCGTTTGATCCATTTAACTACGTAATATGCAGTTAATACTTCAAATTGCAAATAGCTACGCCATTTTCCACTCTTACCGATGTGTAGTTTTAGATTTCCTCTGTCAATATTAGTAACAGGGTTAACGCGACTTTGTTTTGAGTTAACTAATTTAGCTACTACTATGTCGCCGATTTTAAGATTTTGAAATTGTTCTAATGTCATATCTTTTTTTAGTTTATTGATTAAACATATAAATAGGATAGCTAATGCTGTCCCCTACTATTTAATAGAATCAGGATCAAACCACTGACGTAATAGTATTTTAAAAGTTGTTTTGACATATTCTGCACCACGACTTGTTGCAAATCGTAGATTAGAACCGACATCAGCATTGGTAGCACTAACACCAGTGTGGGAATAAAGAGCGAATAGACCCTCATCCGACTCATTATTTGAGTGAGAGTTGAATGTTTTCCAATAATAAATCTCGTAGAATTTATTATTTGGTTTTACTATATGTTTCCACTGCGTACCTGTTTCAATATAATTCACAGCTGCCGTAATTGTAGATAGTTGTTCATATGCGTTTATATGATTATCTCTATAACGTCTAGGCTTGCGATTAATGATTTTACATGCATCTTTGTACGATTTAATATCTTCTAGGTTCATACTTTAGTTGTTTTAAATTAAAAATTAGTATTAATACTACATGTAGTTGGCTCTGCATTTACAGGCTTGCCACTGTCTATGGCTGCATTACTATTGTAGTATAAATAACTCTAAGTTAGTTTGAATACATCTTGCTAAGAGTTCATACTTTCTGATAAAGTGTTTTCTTGTTTTCATAATGTTGATTTTAATGGGAATTTGTTTTTATTATGTTTTATATACTTTAAAACATTCAAATAATTATTAGCATTTAAGAAACAAAGTTTACACATAGATATATCTGCACAAGGTTTATAATAAGCGCAACTACTTCTATTATCATGTGCTCTTACAGCACATAGATTTGTAAGTTCAAGTTTGCTTATTTCTTTGTAAGCTTTTCTAGACTTCAATACTACTCCACTTCGTATTATATTGTCTATCATTACTGGTTTGATTAATTTAGTCATTTCATTTTATCTTAATTTAAGTTAATAATCAGTTTAAAACACTACTATCTTCACAGACTGTAGTGTGTGGTTAAGTAATAATAAAGTAAAGGATAGTATGGCTGTATCCTTACAATATAGAAATAAATAATTAGCATTTTACACCTAAAACTTATATCTTTATAGCTGCATACTGTCATAACGTTGAGTTATTAACTCCGAGTACATCTTTTCATCCATATAGGAACTATGACTTCTTCTGTAAGCCTTACGCTAATATAAGAAACTGGTGCCCTCAATGTCTTGGGATTGTTACACAACTCCGTAGCTTACGCTACTCCGAAGTTATTGAGTTTTTTAAAAATGCCGGGAATAGATTTTCACCCAGCTATGAGCCTTTTCTCTAACGCTCTTTGAATTGAACGGAGCAATTACGTCGCATTTTATATTTCAATACCCGAAACGCGAAAAGCACAAGAACGGTCTTTCCCGTCTGTCAACCGTCTAAAACTTATAAGGATGAGCCAATGGTGCTATTAACCGTAACCGGCATTTCCATCTTAGACTTATTATAAGAAACTGGTGTTGCAAGACGTCCTATCCTAAGAGGAACCAGACTGTCTTATAGTTTTTTATAGCGCTGGTTTTCTGTTTAGTTACTATAGAGATAATTAAATCTAGATAGTATTGTTAATCATATTAAGCAGCATTAATATTACTGCTATAAATGATATATTACTAAGCTTTATTAGCATGTTTTGCATGTATACATAATCGTATATATTTGTTATTGTTGCAAAATCGCCTTTGGTAAATGCTATTGCTATAGATAATGTAAATATTAATATAGCACAACATCCTAGTACTATTATGATTTGTGTTATAATATTTATAAGCTTTATCATACTTTATCTAATAATAATAATATTATCCACAGAATAAATTGACCAAGTACAACAATTAATGTTATAGTTGTCATTAAATTGTTTTTTTGTCTTTTATCCATCTCTAATTTTATATTAAATCCCATTCAATTAACGCTTCGATTGGTGACATACCTTGTTTGATGCATTCGGTTACTTCTGCTTCAAGATGATATTCTTTTGCTATTATGAGAGCTTCATTAACTGTAATTTTTGGTGTTTCCATAATATATATTTTTATTGATAAATAAAATTGCTATAATGGTGACTCAATTGGTTTGAAACGGTAAACCATAGCCCTCACAGTCAGACTGCAAGAGCTATATATTAGGTTTACTCGTCATCGTCCTCGTCATCAGTTTGTTGAGTTTTTTCAGGTTCTGAAACAGGATTACCAACGCTTTCATTTGCTTCTGGTTTATTGACACGTTTCTCATACCAATATGAACCGTTAGCAATGTTTGCGTTTGCGTTCCTTGTAATTACTTCAATATAAGTTCCTCCGTTAAGGTCATTATCCCATTCGTTTGAGTCCTTATAATCAGTAATTTCGCCCGTCTTTTCGTCAACAATCATCTCAAGACGTGAATACCCAACAGCGTTAAGTTGTGTTAATTCCTTTTGCTCACCGTTTGCGTCAGCGTAGTAAATTTTACTTACACCTAAAACCTCACTAACCGGCAAGGTCTTATAAACTAGTGGTAACGAAAATTCACAATCAGATAACTTAACGACTTCTCCCTTCTTCGTTGTAAAGGTTTTTGAATCACTTTCCATACACTTAATAAATCGGTCAAGATTTTTCTTGTACGCTTTCGCCGTTTCGTCCTCAGTGGGAAACAAACACTTAACAAGATTAATGTTGCGTATTGCAGCCGCTTGTGGATTCAATACCTTAACACCTCCAATTGTGATAAATGTAGGCGCGTCCTTAACTCCCTGTGAATAACTAAATGTACACACGTAAAACTCATCGCCATTAGTACGAGTTCTTTTTTCTGCTGAAATCAATTTGCTTAACATGATTTTTTCTCCTTTCTTGATTACTTGTTACTTGTGTGGAATAGCCCAACAGATACAAGCCCGTAGGGGTGTTCCACTCCGACACAAGGTAGAGGGGTGTGAATTTTTGCTGGTTCCCACACGCAGATTTCTTCACCAAAAAAAATTTTTATATATTTTTATTTTAAATAATGTTAAAAAATAGCTATTAAACTTAAATAAATATTCATAATAAATGTTAATAATAACAACTAATATAGTTAAATATACGTTACTGTATACAGTAGATACAGTTAAATACAGTATGAATATAGAAGACATATTAGAAGAATTAACTAAAGTAGATGATGTAAGTCCCATTACTTTAGAATTACTATTAACTTATTATTAACAATATGTACTCAAATGATGATATAAACTTTATTGCAAATGAAGTATATAAACTAAGTTCTTCTACTTAGTAGAATCTAATGAGATTGTATGGATTTATAATAACAGAAGCATGAATTACTATTTCATAAGACAAAGAGATTAGCAGTATTCTAATTGCCTTTACTTAAGTAAGATAAGTAAGAACTATAAATTAAATGATAATTATAGATCCTTTACTTTACCAGGACAGATAGAATATACTTTCTCTGAAGATTTATATAAACAGTTTAAGAAAGAAATAAATACAGTTAAATGACAGAATTTACTGCACTATGTTTAGTAGGTATGTTAGGATGTCTAGCTTATATCATACTAAATAAATTAACAAAGTAATGTGCCCTAAGTACACGGGATCGTAGTACATTCCACGCTTAAAGAAGTTACCATAAGGTAGAAGCGCACCAGGGAATCCTAATCGTAAGTAGGCTCAGTTTAGCTACCTTTCTGACGGTCTTTGGTTAAAAAAGGTAGCCCCTAAAACGGTATTACTATGGAAAAGAACGAACAAAAAAAAGCAGATAGAATTGAGTATGTTTTCAGGAATAAAACTTATATAGCTACTCCTGAGCTTAGTAAAGGTTGTTGTGTAGGTTGTGCGTTTGTTAATAATATGAACTGCGCTAACTTTAAAGATAGAATGGACATCTGCCATGAAGGATATATTTTTAAGCGTAAATTTAATCACATAGATGAGTAACCTTACTTTACTTACTGCGTTAATAGATATTATAAAGTAAATATTATGGAAGATAAAGTACTAGAAACAGTGGTAAACGGATTGGAATATAGTTTTGAAAAAGATATATTAGTAAAACCTTTAGCTCCTATCATGGTTACTAAAGAATATACAGAGCAAATCCCTACTGGGGAAAAGGATGAAGAAGGTTTTAATAAGTATGAAGTAAAGACTCATACTAAAGAAGTTGAATCAGATTTTGCAAAAGGTATTGTTCTATCTATTCCAATCGGTACTGATAGTACCATTAAGGTTGGTGATACTATAGTATACCCTAAGAAATTTGCTAAAGACTTTGATCTATTTAAAGACTCACAATTAGTTAAACCATACGACGTTGTAGCTAAAGTCGTTAAATAAGCTATCATTCATGATTGAATGTTTTATTTTAGAGTATTAAGTCGCTGCCCTGCCATCAAAGCAGGGCATTCTTTTTGCTATTACTTTACTAAACATTAATAAATGTTAAATATTTTAAACACTTTTTATATTAGTGCGTTTTAAGGGCATTATGGGAACAATAATAATAGTACTTGTAAGTGTTATTGGTTTTGGTACTCTTACTTATCGTCAAGGAAAGAAAGAAGGTTATGACCAAGGTAGAATTGATGGTTATGAAGAGTGTAAACAAAACTTTAATAAGATACAAGAATTTAAACAAAAGATATTAAATAAAAAGTTAGACATATGGAAGGATACAAAGTAATTAAGGATTTTAGCTTCGCTGAAAAAGGTGATGTGTTTACTAAAGTTGAAGATTTAAACTTGTGGGAACTTCAGAAATCTGAAGTAGTATCAGATACAGAAACTTATACTTCAATGGCATTTGATTCTTCTACTATGGAAGAATTAGCCAATAAAGATTATGTAATTTGGTACAGTGAAGAAGCACAAGAAGATGATGAATGTGAATGCTGTTGCGATAAGTTAGAGAAAGTAAAAGAATATGTTAATACTTTGATTGATACATATACTAAAGATTATAATGAACTAATGAAGGATTATAATGAAGGTAATGTGCAGCAATGTGTTAAAGTAGAAGCAGAAACTGTATACCACAATTTAAATAAAGTTCTCAACAGTATTAAAGATTTGTTAGATGAATAAATTAGTAAAGACTGTTAATAAAGGCAATCTTTACTATGAATACCTTAACGCTTTAAATGGTATACTACAACTTACAAATAGGGAATTGGAGTTACTTACTAAGTTCGTTGAATTAGATGTGAACTTTACTCCAATACCTGGTGTAAGTAAAAATGTAGCCAATACTGACAATCGTAGAATGATTAAAAGTACTATGGGTATTACTCCAGATAACTTAAGTAGATATATAAGTAAGTTCAAGAAAGAGGGTCTTTTAGTACAGGGAAAAGCAGAAGATGAATTAGTAGTTAATAAGATACTAATTCCAGAGATAATAAAAGATAGGGTGCAAATAACATTAATACTAAGAGTAAATGAATAATAAAATAAATAATAAACATTTCTATATGATCTTTGACAATGGGCATATAGTACATGTAGAGAATAGAAGTAATAGGTTAGTACGATATTTTAGACATCTCTTTAACTTACGTTCTAATCTGAAATTAACTTCTTTTGTTCCAAAGAAACCTTACTCTAATAAAGAAATCAAGAAATTATCTGATATACTATACAGAAATCACGATTTAGATGAATCTGATATTATAGTAATAATAAATTCTATTAGACCTAATACTATCAGAGAATCTTTAACAGAGTTAGAAACTAGTGAATATTATATAAATGCAACAGCAAAAAAAGATATCAATTTACTCAAGTCTGGCAAATAAATATAATTTACCTTATCCTGTTATAGAAGTAATATGCAATAGTCCATTTAAGTTTGCTAAAGAAGTAATGTCAAATGATGAAGATACTAAAGATATTATGTTTGCTTACTTATTTAAACTTAAATTAAAAAAGAGATATAAAGAAACAAAATGAGACAGTTTATTGAAGAATGCTTAACACCTAATTATAAGATTCACTGGCTAGATTCTATTTACTTTGATCCTGTATTACTTAACAATATACAGATGTATATAGCAATTAGTGACAGTAGACTATTAAGAATATGATACTAAGAAGATTTGATAATATATATCCTAGAACATTTTGGATAGCTGTAATAGAAAAGGAAGAAGATATATACACAATACTGAAAAAATTTACAATATACAACTTATTGCCAGGTTTTGATAAAGTACGAAAAGAAGCTAAAGAAGAAATGTTAAATGCGTATGATGGAGACGTTATTGCAGAATGTAGACCAGTTATGTTAAACAGTAGTTCTGAGATGGGTATTATTTGCATAATATATAGACCTGATGAATTAGATGGTACGCATATAGCACACGAATCAGTTCACATAACTGATTATTACTTTGAAGTTACAGGTATGAATGGAGAAGAATTCTCAGGTGGTGGTAACGAAGGGTATGCGTATTTAGTTGGCTGGGCTGCTGGATGTTTTATTAAAGTAATGAAAGAATATGGAAAGACAGAGTAAAGAAGATTCATTAGCTCTATGGGAATTTGAGAAGAACAATGTTAAACAATTTGGATCTAATATTAGTGAAGAGTTAAAGAAGTTAATGGAAGTTGCAGATAAGAAGATCAACAACTATTCCTTAACATACAATGAATTCGTGGATGATATTCTAGAAGGTTTAGCTAAGTTGAAAGATACAGACAGCATTGAAACTAGACAGCTACAGATAAAAGGATTGTACAATTGTTTAACTAATAAGTATATTGAAGATGGAGAATGATGGTAAGAAATATGATTGTGGTAAAGTAAGAATGGATCTAGTTCCATTAGATGTAGTTGAGAATATTGGTAAGGTACTTACTTATGGAGCTCAGAAATACTCAGATAATAGTTGGCAAAACCTTCCAGATTTTTGGAAAAGATATAAAGCAGCATTACTAAGACATCTTACTGCTATAGACAAAGGAGAATTAATAGATCCTGAAAGTGGACTACCTCATATAGATCATGCACTTTGTAATACAGTATTCTTAGATTGGGGATTTCATCATGGCAAAGCAATTAGTATTAATACAAAAGATATTGAACAAGATGAATAATTTAGAAGCTATTTGGTGGGAAACATAGGATATAGATGTAAATAAAAATCGTATCGGTAATCCTACTTTACACGTTCACTTCATACGTAAAAACGAAGAAGGTGTTACTCACGGAATCGTACACTCTAAAGAAGTTACACAAGGTCTTAATGTTGATACAATTAAGAATGAAATAATTAAAGAGATAGTAGAAGTTTTAGAAGAAGGTTATAGAAAAGTAGAAAAAGAATTATGGAACAGTTGAAATTTAAAAAGTTAGATTACTCAGTAAAGAAAGAAGACGGTACAGAAGAGATTAAGAAGTCTAAAGGCAAGTTGCCTACTAGAGCTACAGCAGGAGATGCTGGATTGGATCTGTATGCTACTCGTATTACTCAAGAAGTAGATAATAGTGGCAAGTTGGTTCTTGTATATCATACTGATTTAGCAGTAGAGATTCCTGAAGGATATTGTGGTTTACTTATGATGAAGTCTTCAATCAGTAAACGTTCTATAGCTTTAACAAATGGAGTAGGTTTAATAGATGCTGGATATCGTGGAGAGTTGATGGCTAAATTTAAAGTAACTACAGATGCTATTCCTACAGTATATACTATAGATGAACCATTTGCTCAATTAGTTATTGTACCTTGTTCTATATTAGAACCTACTTTAGTAGAAGAGCTAAGTGAAACTGAAAGAGGAGAAAAAGGATTTGGAGAAGTTACAGCAGAACAAAATAATGAAAATAAATAATAAGAATATGAAAGAACTTAATATTACAATTACTCCAGTGAGTGCATCAGGTGTTGGAAATTTTATTGATGTTAACATTAACGGATTGCCTTACAGAACAGAAACTGTACAAGGTGAATTTACTGAAGAAGTAATGAAGCAGTCTATTGAAAAGTTGATGCCTACTATTCCTGCTGAACAACGAGAAGAAGTAGAATTGAAATTCTATCAACTGTTAGATGCTATTGCTAATACTAAAGCTGAAGAAGAGTATAGAGCTCAGCACCCTGAAGAGTTTATGCCAGAGAATTTTGAACCTAGTGTTGAAGAAGTAACTGATGAAGCTATTTGATATAAATGGTGGTAAAGTAGTAATACACCCTGACGCTTTGGGTCTCCCATTCTTTAAAAAGTTATGGGAGGCCGATAAGCCAGATAAAACACAAGCTACAAATGTAATAAGTTATATAGTACTTATGTGGTATTTTAAATCTCCATATGTACTTCAGTTAGAACCAGATATCAGAGAAAAGAAGCTTAAGTAGTTATACTTTGGTGATGAGAATTATAATCTTACAGTAGAAGAAAAGTCTTGTGAAGATGATTATAAAAAGCTAATATATACTAGAAATCTAAGAATGCTTGATAGTATGAGAAACAAAGTAGATACTATTAGTAAGTATTATGAAGATTCTCTAGAAGAGCAATTAGATGAAAAGAAGATCAAAGATCTATTAGCTGGTATGGAAAAAGTAAAAGCTACTTTTCAAACATTAGATTTCCTCGAAAAGGCAGTTAAAGCTGAAGAAGTTAGTACTACTAAAGTACGTGGAGATGCTCAGATTAATCCTTATGAATTAGCTTAATTTGTACAAATTATACACAAGTTTATAACAATAAATTAATAGGTACGTTATATGAATATAAATAAAGAAACTATGAAGAAAGTACTTGATTTAACAAAATGCAATAGCACTGAAGAAATTTGTGATGTGCTTGAAAAAGAAATTGATAACAAACGAAAAGCAGATGCTTATCTTAAAGAAGCCAGTGAATCTTTGGTTGAAGAATATAAGAAAGAAGCAGTAGCTGAACCTAAGAAGAAAGGTATTATCAAGCGTACTATTCATTGGCTAAAGAGTTTGTTTAAGAAATAATCTCGTTGAACTGATAGAGAGGTCTGACAGGGACAGACATTAAATATTCCCTGGCATATTGCCCTATGGTGTAGTGGTAGCACGAGAGGCTCTAACCCTCTAGGTCCGGGTTCGATTCGGTGGTAGGGCGACCAATTAAAGAATAAACTATGATTGACTTCTAGAAGAAAATAATAAATAGTGATAAGTTTAGAACTCCGGCTTTAACATTCTTAAAGACCGGAGCTTATTGTTAGTATCCAATTGGTACTACTGAATATTACACATATTGGGACGAATAGAAAGATCGTTGCATTAATGGTTATACCGCAGAGGATGGAGATTACATCACTGGGTATAACTATTTTTATATTAACTTTTGTCCTATTCAACGTATTGTGCATGAAATAAAAAATAAACCAGACGGTACTACAAAAGTAATAAAAAAACGTGAATTATAGTTCCCAGACTTCTACGATTACGATTACTTTTTTTTCTAGGCTATGTAGGAAGCTGAAGAGCAAGGTAAACATATGTGTGTACTTAAGTCACGTCGTAAAGGTTATTCATATAAAAATGGTTCGATGGCTTGTCGTAACTATTATCTATTGCCTGGTACTAAGACGTATATATACGCTTCTAATAAGTAGTATCTTACTGAAGATGGTATTCTTACTAAAGCTTGGGACTATATGGACTTTATAGATAAGAATACAGCTTGGGGTAAAAAACGATCTGTCAACAGTACTATGCGTAAACGAGCTGGATTCTGGACTAAGGATGAATTTGGTAAAGAAGTAGAAATGGGTTACAAGTCAGAGATTATTGGTGTTACTTTGAAAGATAATCCTGATATAGTACGTGGTAAAGCTGGTAAATTGATTATATTTGAAGAAGCGGGTTCGTGCCCAGAATTAGGTGCTGCGTGGTAGATTGCTAGACCATCTGTAGAACAAGACGACGTAGCTTTTGGTACAATGATAGCTTTTGGAACAGGCGGTGATGAAGGTAGCCATTTTGAAACATTGAAAGACATGTTTTATAATCCAGATGGATATAACTGCTTAGGATTTGATAATATATGGGATGAACATACTAGTAACAAAAAATGCGGTTTTTTTATTCCACAGTATACTAATAATGATATTAGAGATGAAAAAGGAAACCGTCTTTACATGGATAAAGATGGAAATACATTACACAAATTAGCTCTAGAATATACATTATCTGAACGTAGAAAAGTAATAGAAAACGCTACTAATACTAATACTATAGATAGATATGTAGCTGAAAGATGTATTACTCCACAAGAAGCGTGTCTAGAATTTGGTGGTAATATATTTCCTAAAAAAGAACTATAGTAGCAATTAGGACTTATTCGTACTAATACTTAGTTATAGAATCATAAACAAGTAGGTGATTTAATATTTGACGAATCTGGTAGTATCAAATGGATACCTAAGAAACATGGCGATGTTACTAAGTATCCACTTGGTAAAGACGATGATCCTACTGGCTCAATAGTTATATGGGAACATCCAGCTAAAGATGCAACAGCTGGATTATATATAATAGGTGTAGACCCTTATGATCATGATTAGTCTGGTACTAATTCATTAGGATCATCTATTGTATATAAGAGGTTTTAGAACTTTGAAGAGTATTATGATATTATAGTAGCTGAATATACTGGTAGACCTGCAACAGCTGAAGAGTACTATGAGAATCTACGTAAGTTAGCATTATACTATAATGCACGTATAATGTATGAAAATGAACGCAAAGGTCTATTCCCTTACTTTACTGCTAAACATTGCGATTACTTATTAGCTGATCAGCCTGATATTATTAACGATATAGTTAGTAATTCTAAAGTACAAAGAAGAAAAGGTTGTCATATGAATAAGTAGATAAAACAATGGGGTGAAGGTATGATCAAAGAATGGTTAAATGAAGAGTATGCTCCAGGTAAGAAAAACCTAACTAGGATACTATCAGAGCCGCTATTAGAAGAGCTAATAAGCTATAATGATACAGGTAACTTTGACCGAGTGATGGCGTTGATGTAGGTTATGATATATAGAGAACAACTGTATAATGTAGTTGTTAAAAAGAAAGAAAAAGAAAACAAATAGAAGATGCTCTTTGATGGACCAATTTTTGCGCAGAGTTGGTTCAATGACGATACTCCAAGAGTATTTTCAAACGACGATAATGTATATACATTTTAATTATGAAGAATACTAAAAGTTTCCCTGCACAGAAACTACCAATGTCAAAGAAGACACAAGCCTGGAAAGAAGCCTGCGTAGACTATGTAGTAGGCGCTGGAGATTCAGGATTTGGTGGTAATGGTAGATCTAGATCTGACGAGATGTAGACTTACTATGATTTATACAATAGTATATATAATGAAAAGGATCTTAAATATGTAACCAATCCATTTAAACAAGATGATGGGTTTCCTGCTATGGCATAGGATTATAATATCATCAAACCATATGTAGATCAGTTACTTGGTGAAGAAACTAAGAGACCTTTTAATTTTCATCCACAACGTACAAGTGATATAGCTGCTAGTGAAATGTAGGAAAAAGCTAAAGAAATGCTAATGGATTATATTCAAGCTACTATAGCAAGCAAGTTAAGCCCAGAACAAGCAGCTAGATATGAACAAGCATTAGCTACAGGAGAAATCTAGACTCCAGAAGCTATAGCTAAGTATCTATAGAAAGATTATAAAGATATAGCAGAAACTGAAGCTTATCACGCATTACAATTTCTAAAGAGAAAATTGAATCTTACTCATGAGTTTTATAAAGGTTGGAAAGATGCTTTAATAGGTGGAGAAGAAATATACTATGTAGGTGTAATCAATGGAGATCCTTATGTAGAAAGAGTAAACCCTATGTACTTTGATTATGAGCATTCTTTAGACTTAGAATTCATAGATGATGCCGCATGGTGTCGTAGAAAGATGATTATGTCTGCTACTGAGATATACGATAGATTCTATGATAAAATGTCTGAAAGACAACTAAATGAATTATTAGAACTTATTGATCAAAGACCCGGAGCTGGTAATAATCCAGAAATAAGAAAGACTAGTATGGATTATGAATCTATTAAATTGCACAAGATCAATAGTTTTACAGATAATCCGTTTGATGTAGATCATATAACAGTATATCACTGCTGTTGGAAATCTTTCAAAAAGATAGGATTTGTTACTTTACTAAATCCAGAAACTGGAGAAGCTGAAGAATTTCAAGTAGATGAAGATTATAAAGTAACAGGTACTGAACAATCTGTAGAATGGGATTGGATTATTGAAGTATGGGAAGGATATAGAATTGGTGATGATATGTACATAGGAATTCAACCTATTGAATATCAACATATATCTGCTGATAATCCTAATTCACAGAAATTACCTTACACTGGTGTAGTGTATAATAATACTAATAGTAAACCTAGATCATTAGTAAGTATGATGAAACCATTACAGTATATGTATATTGTAGTGTGGTATAGACTTGAGTTAGCATTATCTAGAGATAAAGGTAAAGTAGCAGTAATGGATATTACTTAGATACCTAAATCTATGAATATTGATGTTAACAAGTGGATGCATTACTTGAGTGCATTAGGTGTAGCTTTTATTAATCCTTATGACGAAGGATGGGATATACCAGGACGTGAAGGAGGTAAACCATCTCAATTCAACTAGTTATCTTCTTGGGACTTAACTATGAGTAATGTAATAGCTGAGTATATTCAATTAATGTAGAAGATTGAAGATATGGTAGCTAAGCTTACTGGTATTACTCCACAAAGACAAGGACAGATTGCTGCTAGTGAATTAGTAAGTAATGCTAATACTGCTGTTAATATGTCTTATCATATTACTGAACCTTGGTTCTGGAATCATAATTAGGTGAAGAGAAGAGTATTAACAATGCTATTGAATACTTCTAAAGCAGCTTGGAAAGATAATAAGAGATACTTGAATTATATATTAGATGATGCTACCAGAGCGTTTGTACAATTATCTGATAATTTCTTCTATGAAGATATGGATATATTTGTAGATGATAGCACTAAGAATCAACAGTATATAGATCAATTAAAGCAATTGCTGCAACCTGCTATGCAGAATGGTGCTAGTCTGTTAGATATTGCTGAAATCATTACTTTAGATAACATGAGTATGATTAAAAATAGACTTGAAGAGATAGAGCAGAAAAGAATGGAACAGATGCAGCAACAGCAACAGGCTGAACAACAAGCTCAACAGCAGATGGCAGAACAACAGAATCAGCTTAAAGAAGAAGAACTTATGCTTAAGGAAGCTGAACTGGATCTTGAAAAATATAAAGTAGACCAAGACAGATATAAAGCAGAACAAGATAATGCTACTAAAATTACTGTAGCACAAATTAATTCTTATCGTGGTGCTGAGAATATGGATCAAGATATGAATGGAATTCCTGATCCAATTGAAATAGGAAAGCAAGCTCTAGAATAGCAGAAGATAAATTCTGATATTGCTACTAAACAATTAGAACTTAACAATAAGCGTAGAGAAATAGAACAGAAGAGAGAAGCTGAAAATAAGAAGATACAGCTTGAAAAAGATAGAATGAAGCATGAAACTGAGTTGCAACGTATGTCTGATAAAGCTGCTATGGATAGAGAGAAGCTAAAGGCAAAGACAGCTTTGAGAAATAAAGTAGTAGGCGAATCTAAATCTAAATAACTATGAACTGGTTTAAAGAAACGTGGTGGTTAGTAAAACAATTATTTACTACTACTAAGAATAAAGATAAAGTATAGTATAAACATATGGATCATTATCCTTTTAGTGGATACTCTGCAATGAGTTGGTGTGGATATATTTTGACTAAAAAGAAAGAATCTGATATTAAAACTACTACTTGGAATCACGAAAATATACATTTACAGTAGGCTGAGAATAAGGGTAGTTGGTTAAAGTATTACGCTGATTATGTATGGGAGTGGATCAAAGGCAATCCTATTACTTATCCAGCATCATCGGCATACTATACAATACCTTACGAAATGGAAGCATACGCAAATGAAGATAAATCTGATTACGAAATTAATACTAATAAGTATAAAATAAAAAATCGTAAAAAGACCTATAGAGAGAATAAGAAAAATTGGTTTAACTATATTAAAAATTTATAATTATGGCATGCGGTGGAAAGAAAGGTGGCAAAAAGTCATCTAAAAGTGGAAAGAAAAGTAAATAATTATGGAACGTGAAGCATTTAGATAGAGAATGCAACAGTATAAGTAGGCTAGGGAGAATAATCCCTAGCTGAAGTACTGGGATTGGAAGAAGTATGCAGATGGTGGTACTATAGATGAAGATCCACCATAGAGTACTAGTGAAAGACCTATTACTAACTTTGACCCTAAAGGAGATCCATATAATCCTACATATGGATATAACCCAGGTGCAGGCTACGTTTCAAATTCAGATCCATTAGGTAGTCTATATGTAGAAGGAGCTTTACTTAATCCAGTATTTAAACTAGCAGGTAATGCAGTATCTAATGTAGCTAGAGGATTAACTAAATACTCTTCTAAATATGTACCAGAAGTAAGGAGAACTGTGTAGGATAAAATAAATAGTTTATTCCGTAGAGAAGCTGAAGATAAAGCTCGTACATATAAATTATATGATGATGCTATAGAATCTAGAAATAGAATAATTGAAGATCTATATTCTAATCCAGCTTATATGGAAAGAGCTAGATAGATTTAGAATACATACGGTGATAATTACGCTAAAGTATATGAAGATATAATTAATTAGTATAATACTAATTATTGGAATTTACCTAATCCTGTTATAAAACAGTTAGATGCTAAGGCTAAAATGTAGGCTAAAGACGCAGCTGTAAATAGGTATATTACTAGAAGACAACCAGCAGGATACGATGATTTTGAGTATTAGATAAATAGAAATCTTACAGAGATAGACTACCCTACTACTAGACATGAATTAGGACACTATGTAGATTTTAATTTAGCTAAAAGTTCAAATCCCGATTATAGCAACTCTATGTTTGCAGAGTTAAAAAGAGATTTATCAAAATAGAAGAATCCATTATTTCCAGATAAAACTGATTATTATAGTAAAGGTACAGAATAGAAGTCTTATATGAATACTCTTAGAGAGTATATGTTTAAGAATGGTATGATTAATAATATAGGAGATAAGGTAACTTCTAGATAGATTAAGAAAGCTATAAGATCATTACCTAAAGATATGAGATCTATTGAAGCTGCTTATCTTCAATTTGCTACACCAGGATAGTATACAAAATGGTTTAATAAAATACCTTTACTTGGTACTTATCCAATAGTAAATAAACAATTTTAGAATTATGAAGAAGATAAAGATAAAGCCAGAAAATAGAGGTAAGTTCAATGCAACTAAAAAGAAGACAGGAAAGACAACTGAAGAACTAACTCATAGTAAGAATCCTGTGACAAGAAAGAGAGCAATATTCGCTTAGAATGCTGCTAAATGGAATAAAGGTAAAAAGAAGAAAAAATAAATCTAATTAAATATTTTAATTATGGATAAAAAAATGACATTAGGTGGATTTGAAGCTGTATTAGATAGCTTTATCCCTAATCCAGATGGTGGTTTTAGAAATTCAAATATTGATGAAAATGTTAATGTTGATGCTGATGAATTTGAATCACTAGACGATGAAGAGTTGGAAGATATTAAAAAGAACAATATCGAAGTAAAGAATAAGAAAGAAAATCCAGTAGAGGAAGGTACTGAGGAAGAAGAAATCGAAGAAGGAGATATTGAAGATAAACCAAAACGTAAGCCTGGTAGACCTCGTAAAGAAGAAACCATTGAGGAAGAAGCAGAAGAGGAAGAAGAGATTGAAGATAACAATGAAGAAAATGTTGTTACTAACTTCTTTGATGCTATGGCTGAAAAACTTAATTGGGAATTTGAAGAAGATGAAGATAAACCCAAAAGTGTTGATGAGTTAATTAATTACTTCCAAAATGTCATTGAAGAAAATAGTAAGCCTGAATACTCTAGTGAAGAAGTTGAAGCACTAGATAATTTCGTAAAACAAGGTGGAGATTTAAAGAAGTATTTAACTATTGATGCTGAATTAGATTTAGATGATATTGACATTGAAGATGAAACTAATCAGAAATTAGTAGTAAAACAGTTACTTAAAGAAAAAGGGTTCTCTACTAAGAAGATTGATAAGTTAGTAAGTAGATACGAAGAAGCTGGATTACTTGAAGATGAAGCACAAGACGCTTTAGAAGACCTTAAAGAGATTAAAGAGGAAAAGAAGAAACAGCTATTAGAGGATCAGAAAAAGGCTTATCGTGAATAGATATAGAGACAACAGCAATTCTATGATAACGTTGTTAGCGAAATAAAAGGCTTAAAGAATATACGTGGTATTACAGTCCCTGAAAAAGATAAAAAGGTTTTAATGGATTATATACTTAAGCCAGACACAGACGGTAAAACAAAGTACCAAAAGGACTATGCTAAGGGTGGTGTTAAGAATCTCATAGAATCAGCATACTTTACAATGAATGCTGATAAGCTTATTGAGGCTGCTAAACGTGAAGGAAATAATTCAGCTATTGATAAGTTTAGACGAAGTTTAAAATCTAGTAGTATTACTACTAAATCTAGAAAACAAGCTACGGGTTCTGATGATGATCCAATTTGGTTCTCAGCTGCACGACAACTGCGTATATCATAATAATTAATTATATAAATAAAAAAATTAAATTACTAGTATTTTATGGATAATAATATTCTTAATAACCTCCAATTATACAAAGGTAAATGGTTTTCTGATTTGATCGACACTAATAAGATTAGTCTCGCTTCTCAGCAAAGACCTTATGAGGTATCTACTATCCTGTCATACGTATTTGGTACTAAAGATAATGGTTACAGTACTTCTCTTGATATGTTGACAGGTGGTCTTGGAAATGTAATGACTATTGATCAGCCTTCATTTGAATGGGGTGTTATGATTGACCAAGATAGAGCTGTTACAATTCGTGACGCTAAATGGAATGGCGCTGCAATTAGTGAAAATTCTACTCCGGGTTTGGGCAATACTCCTATTACTTTGTGGTTGGAAGATGCATGGTTTGGTCCTGGTGCTACTATCGAATTTGATGACAAGAGTCAAGCACGTATTCAGGATGCTCCGTATCAAGATGGTAATCTGTATGTTTATACAGTATTTGTATCTAACGGTAGCCCTGCTTCTTATATTGATCCTGCTGTTTTATCTTCTGGTTGCCAAGTAAACCGTTTGGCTTCTGCTTATGAAGAATACAGTGAAGAGGCTGATATCCTGAACTACAACACTCATTTCAAAATGCGTAATTATTTGACTACAGTACGTTTGTCTTATGATATTACAGGTTCTGCTTTCTCTACAGTTATGGCAGTAGCTTTGAAAGATCCTAAAACTGGCAAAACTTCTTACTTGTGGTCTACATTCCAGGAATGGGTTGCAATGCGCGAATGGTACAAACGTCTTGAAAGAGCTTTGGTATACAATCAGAATAATGTAAATAAAGATGGTTCTTGTAACCTGAAAGGTAAGAACGGTCGTCCTGCATTTATTGGTGCTGGTTTGTTGGAACAGATTGCTCCATCTAATAGACGTTATTATACTCGTTTAACAGCAGAACTGTTGGAAGATTTCTTGTTTGATCTGTCTTATAATGTACTTGGTACTAATGAACGTAAATTCGTTGCATTGACAGGTGAAATGGGTATGCGTGAATTTGACCGTGTACTTAAAGAAAAGATGGCTAATATGAACTTGATTGACACAGTATTCGTAACTGGTTCTGGCGATAATCTGAAGTTCGGCGGTCAGTTTAAAACTTATGCAATGTCTAACGGTATTGAATTGACTTTGAAGTATTTCCCGTTGTATGACAATACTACTTACAATCGTCAGTTGCATCCTGTTACTTTGAAACCGTTGGAATCTTACCGTATGACATTCTTGGATTTGGGTCGTCGTGATGGTGAAGCCAATATTGTTAAAGTAGTTCGTAAAGATCGTGAATTCGTTAACTGGTGTACAGCTGGTTCTGTAACTCCCGCTGGTTACGCTCACTCTAATACAGAAGTTCGTTCTAATGCTAAGGATGGTTACTCAGTACACTTCTTAGGTGAAGTAGGTATTATGTTGAAAGACCCCCGTGCATGTGGAGAATTGATCATGATGGCTGAGTAATTCAGTTAAAAATATAAGGGGCTTGTTATTCAAGCCCCTATAATACTAACTTGATAATCTAATTTTATAATTATGGAAGTAATCGTTAGAATGACAAAAGTAAATCCTTGGACAGGATTGATTAAATGGTCTAACTGCTTTGATTTTATTAGTTCTTACTGGACTAGATCTGGTAGTAGATATACTGGTTTAAAAGCAGATAAAGCTAGAGAACTAGAACAGAAAATGGGTAAAGCTGAAGGAGAATTAGATCCTGATAGCACATTTTGGGATACATTTGCAATTAAGATTGGTAAGAAAGAATTAGTAATTAATACTGATAGACCTGAAGGAGAATTGCAATATTTATTCCTATTAGGACATAAGAGAGTAGCAAATGGCATTGATAAAGTAACTCCATCTACTGATTATGTACTTATAAATAAAGAAGCTGAAGCAGAACAAATTAATAAAGCTAACAAAGTTAAACGTGATGCTTATAGAGCATTAGATAAGATGAGTCTTGAAGATATGCGCAAATGTCTTAGACTATTTGGAGTTAAAGCTGACACTATGTCTAATGAATTAGTTGAAGCTAGACTTGGTGAAAACGTAGAAGCTGATCCAGCAAGATTTATTAGAATTTGGGTAGATAATCCTAATAAAGAAATTAACTTTGTAATTGAAGAAGCTTTAAGTAAAAATATTATTCGTAAGAACAGAGCATCATATTACTTTGGTACTGATCTTATTGGTAACGGTCTTGAAGATGTAATTGCATATTTGAAAGACAAAAAGAATCAAGATATTTACTTAAGTATTATGTCTGAAATAAAATCTAAATAATGACTAGAGAACAATTTCACTCATATTTTAAAGTAGCAATGGACAAGAACTCTCAAAGCGTAGCCTTTGGGGGTTGTCCTGCTTTCTTACCAGAAGAAATAGATTACTGGTTAGATCAAGGTTTATACCAAGAAATCAGTAATAAGTTTACTGGTAATAACTACTTAAAGACTAGCTTTGAAGGATCTGTAAAACGTATTCACGATTTAGAAAAATTAGTACGTACAGATGTTAACGTTGTTGCTAATACTGAAACAAATTCAAATAGATGTTATGTTACTAACCTATTCAACGGTGACAGAATGTTCTTTGTAGATGCTGTATTAAACTTCAATAACAAAAAAGCTACCATAAAGCTAATAGATCATGCAGACGCTACTAAATTTAAGAAGACTTATAATAATAATCCTTGGATAGAAGATCCAGTAGCTGTAATAGAAGATAATACTCTATATATCTATTATGATTACTTAGCTATGAGTAGTAATAGTTATTCTGTAGATATTACTTATATTAAGTTCCCTACTAAGATAGAGAACTTACCAGCAGATGGTATGAGTGAAATACCAGAGTATATGCAGTTTGAAGTAATTAATAGAGCTGTAGAACTAGCATTAGAAGATATTGAGTCTAAGAGAATATAGACTAAATCACAGTTGAACCAAATAGATGAATGATTATGACAGACCGTGGATTTCAAATCGAGTTTGAACGTAGACTATAGTTAATGGATCCTAATTTAGTTATTAAGGATAAGCTATCCTCAGACACTATTATATCATTCATTAATGAGGCAATTGATAAATTTTATAAAACAAGATACTCAGGTATTAACTTTAAAGCTCAAGGATTTGAATAGACAGAAAAACGTATAGATGATTTGCGTACTTTAATTCGTAAAAGAAACTATTCAAATACTTAGATATCCAAAGGAACTAAAAATTCATATTCTGTTGAATTACCAGATGATTATGTATTATTACTTGGAGATACTGCTGGTATACAGCCGAGTGATGAACATCCTAACGAATGTTGGGAAAAAGACGATTTGGGTGCATATATAGTTAAGTATACAGATACGTTAGAATCTACAATTGAAACATTAGATAGACAATTAAGCAATTCACTATCTGAACACAAATTAAAATATTGTCAAGCTAGACCTTTAAAGTTAATTCAAGATAATAATGTAATATTATACACAGACGGTAAATATAAAGTAAGTGAATATGAGATTACATACTTAGCTAAACCATCTGAAATTAATTCAAGTAATATTACTAATACAGAATATACAGATTTGCCAGAACATACACATATGGAAATTGTGAAAATGGCAATCTAGATTTATCTTGCTACTAAACCAATGTAGCATTATAATGCTTATTCCAACGAAATTGCTTCAATGGAATAATATAAATTAATGCGTTTGTCTGACCTGGAAATCTGAAATAAGGAAAGTAGAAGGACAAACTAGACTAGCGCTAAGTCTAATAATTAATTATTTTTATATATGATTACAAGAGTTGATTCCGTAATGATCGGAAAGAAATGTCCTGCTAGCTATACTACAGTAGATGCTTTGAATGCAGGAGAAGTTGCTTTATTTGATGAGAATAGAGCTTTGATCGAAGATCAGGATGGTGCATTGAAAGCTTCTACTATCTATGTTGGTGTATGTACTGGTGATATGACAGTTACAATGCCTGATGGTACTAGCTCTACTAAGAAAGTAGTAGAATATTCTAATGCCATTCAGAAGGCTTCTAAACCTTCTTATGTAATGGGAGATTACAAAGCACCTGTTGCAGAGAAAATTGAAATTGATTTGACTAGTGCAAAACCTGTAATTGGTCATAGATATGTACTGCGCATTGTTTATAAAGATTTGTATGAAGCTCCGGGTCAGTTTACTCATACTTATGAAACAGTTGCTACAAGTGAAGTTGCTGATGATCTGGGTAATGCATTGCTGAAGAAGATCAACAAACATGCAAATCGTAGAGTAACAGCTACATTTGCAAGTCATAAACTGACTTTAACTGCTATGCCTAAAGACGATAACGAAGGTGTTTATTCATTGAATGAATACTCTGTAGTTTCTATGGAAGCTTCTTTGTATGTTACTATCCCTGGCGCATTGCTGTCTAATGTTCCTGAAGCTGTTGCTGGTGCAACTATTAAGAAAACTGCTGGTCACCCAGGTAAAGGTTTCTGGAAACAAGTACGTGATATGGAAGTACGTATGTTGGGTTACAAAGGTCACGTGTTTACAGATGCATATCCCATTATCGAACCTAAACGTTTTGTTACTGAAGGAGCTACTTACGATTACTTTACTATTGAAAATGATAATCTGTATTTGAGCCCTGATAATCAGTATATCAAAACTACTCCATTGACTACTGAAGTTTATGTTGAACATGCAGAAGGAAACAAAACATCAGTATTTGCTAAAGCACTTGGTTCTTTCATTACTGGAGTTAAAATAGCATAATACGGTTTCTTTATTTAAAAACCAGGCGAGGTTGAGGTTTTATCCTCGGCTTCGCCTTTTTAATTTTTGTAGATATGAAAATAATTAATGCAATACTAAAGAACGATACTATAACTATAACTTTAGATGCTAAGGCTAATGTACATAAGGTTTATCTAGATTCAATAGTAAATCAAAAGAATATGTATTCTGATGAAGATGAGAAACATACTTATGTAATATCTGACTTTGTTACTTAGGATAATACTGTTATTGTTGATATTACTGAGTATAATGAAACTTCTTTTATAGTAAGCGTTCTTACATCAGAGGGTAATAGAGATGAAGCTATAGCAATAGATCAGAATGAATTATATTTAGCTAAAGTAAATCTACTTACTACATATTGTAATACATGTTTAGATAAACATTAGAAGCATATAATAATGATGTGTGATTTTAGATCATAGTTATTGTAGTATGCTTTAGAGCACAATCTTACTAAAGACGCTATTGAACATTACATAGATCTTAGTAGAATGTTAGGTATGATAGATTATCATAATTGTAGTAAGTGCCTATCTCCTAATAAAGTGTGTAAATGTTGTAATGGTATGTGTGCGCTATGATAAAAGAAGAATATAAAAATGGATGCAGATTGAAAGAATAGGTAAAGTATAACATTGATTATGATGATTGCCAAATTCTTAATCTAACCTGTGCTAATTACATATATGATTTAGTATAGGAATCTTCTAAATATGAAACAAAATTAGAAGACGTTAAAAAGATGTTATATATGATAAAAAAGTTATTAGGACACGAAGTACAATATGATATTCCAGAATATCATGGAGATAATAAAAAATGTTATTTTGGTGTAGTATCAGATAATTTTGTTATTAATGAAGATAATATAAAACAATTAGATTATGTACTACAAGATACAAAAGAATTTGTTAAAAGCTTTAGTACTGATTATCAAAAGATATTATATTGTTATCCTAATGAATTTGGAGATATAAATAGCATAAAAGATCAAAATCAATTTGAGATAAAAGAGTCATTTTAGAGGAATGCTGTAACTATAGATGGTATATTATATAATGTATATATACTGAAAGACGCATCCACAGTAGATAATTATAAAATATATTTTATATGATACAGGTAGCTGATAATTTTAACTACAGAGGAAAAAAGCCGAACTTTGATAGAGATAGTTTTGATACATTATAGGATATGAAGAACTATTCTGAAAATAGTTTAGACGATGGTCATATATCTTATTGTAAAGAAACTAATAAACATTATAAGTTTAATTCTAATAATCAGTCAGATCCTACTACTGGTAAATGGGTAGAATAGCATGAAGCTGTTCCAGCTGATGAAGAAGATATAACTGAACAAAATGGTACTCTATAGTTAGCAAATAAAACTTATGATAAATAGTCTTTCAGTGGTTTAGGTAGAGTGTATCTAAGAAAGAATATAGTAGGTGATAAGAATGTTCTTACTTAGGCTATGATCAATAAAGCTAATACTATATATGTTATTCAGTATGATTATGATTTAAAAGAAGCTAGTATAAATATTCCAGAAAATTGTGTTTTATAGTTTGACGGTGGTAGTTTAAGTAATGGTACTATACATGGTAGCTTAACTAAAATAAGTAATGATAGTAATGCTAAAATATTTGATAGTATATCTTTTACTGGAACTTTTTCTGTTATCAAAATATACGCTAACTGGTTTGATAATCCAGAAGATGATGATATTTCAATAGCTTTTAGACAAGCTTTTGAATTAAATAAAGTAAATAAACTGGATAATTATAGCACTATTACTGTACTTAACGGAGAGTATAATTGTAGAGGATACATATTAATGGGAACTAGTACTATATTAGATTTTAATGGATCAATAATTCATGATTTAGATATTGATACACCTTTAGTAACAACCCCTCCGTTTGAAAATTAGAGCGGAAATGAATATAGTAGATGTACTATAAGAAACGGTAGAATACTTAGCTATGGTAATAGATTAAAATATTACACAATAGATTTATTTAATGTATGGAGATTAACGTGTGAGTATTTAATAATTGCTGGTAGAGGTGAGTATACTACAAAAGCTAAACATGGTATTGGTATAGGAAGTAAGAAAGAAGATTATACAGCTAGCTGTTTTGTAAATAGAGTAGTACATTGTTAGGTTCCTATGATAGATATACATGAAGGAGCTACAGATTCATACATAGCTTTTAATGAAATTTGGGCAAATAATTTAGATACAGCTTTAATCGTTGGAGCTTCATCTTAGATAATTGTTAATAATTAGTTTGTTGGAGGTCAAGGAAAAGGATGTATATATATAGATGAAAATGTAAATCTATTAAAAATAGAAGGTAATTATTTTGACGGATCATATGATAAATTAGATACTAATTATGGTATATATGCTACTAAGTAGTCTGGCAAAAATATTATTACGGGTAATAGTTTTTGGCATCTAAAAAAAGAAGCAATACATATAGAAGGATTATTTGACAGTACGATTGCAAATAATAATTTTGATGATAATGATATATATGGTAGAGGATTACCAGATATCTATTTAGGTGTTAGTTCTTATAGTAATGTTATTATAGGTAATACTTTTAATAGACAAATGATATTTGATCCATCAGATAATTATGTAGTTAAAAATAGAAAAGATGCTGGTACTCTAGCGCCAATATTTAATATAAGCAGCACTATTAGTAATGGCACTACATTGATTACAGGTAATACGCTAATTAATCCGTAGTTATATCTACCAGCAGTATATACTAATAATCCTAATTTGATTGTTTCTAAGGGTAATAATCATAGTATATTTGAAAATAAATCTAGTGATCCTACTTTAAATTATATGCAATGTGGAGATATAAAAGCTACGCAGAATGCTCCAATCATTAAGAATACATTAGGTGAATTCAATAGATTACAAATTGTAAAAACAAGTTAGTAGAAAAAACAAAGTGAAGCATTAAACCATTATACCTTTGATGGAACTAGTGTATTTGACACTGATAATATAAAGCCTACTTGGGTTTATAAAGAAACTTGGTATGATAGTAACGGTAATCCAGCATATGCTGAAAAAACAGGTACTTAGTATTAGAGACCAGCTAATGTTAAAATGGGTTTTTATTATTTTGATACATCGTTGAACAAACCTATTTGGAAAAATTCAGATACTGAAAATGTTTGGATAGATGCTACAGGAGCTACTGTATAACAATAAAACAATTAAGATATGGCATAGTATGCAACTAAAGATGAATTAAACGAACTCACTGGACTAGTAAGAACATTATAGGGCAATATAAAAACTCTAGATACTAGTGTTGGTGAGCTTGATACATTAGTTGAAAGAATTAATCATTTAGCTACTCTTAAAGATGTTACTATTACTTATATTACAGAAGGAGATTTACTGTAGTATGCTAGTGATGGTACATGGCACAATATTCAACCATCAGCATTAGGTATTGGCGGTGGTGAAGGTGGAGGTGTAGTAGATACTTCTGTAGTAAAAGCTTTGATTAAATCTGAAGGTAGTAAACTATTTATAAGTAAACTATATGATGATGTATCTTCAGGTATAATTACTTTCAACGGTGGTTTGAGAAGTAATAAAATGACTTATCTAAATCAAGGAGTTTAGATGGGTACTTTTATTACTGGTATGATTGGTGGTACTGGTGCTCAAATAGATAAAGACGGTAGAGGTGAAATGACTAGTCTTATTCTTAGAGAGTTCTTAGAAGTACCAGAATTGAGATTTAATAAGATAGATGTAGTAAGTGGTGAACTATGGAATTCAATAGCATTTGGTACTATTGAAGATGTAGACTTAGTTAATCAGATAGTTACATTGAAGCTAGAAGAAGGTGAATATAGTGGTATACATGTAAATGATATATGTAGAGGTATATTCCATAATTTTGATGGAGTTAATAATACTGAAACTGGTACTGACGATTGTGGTTTTGATAAAGTACAAGGATTCTCTACAGCTTACTTTACTCCTATAGAAGTACTAGATGCTAGAGGTAAACAATTTAGATATTCATTAAAACAAGGTACTACACAGCATCCTTGTAAGGCAATGAAGTTTGCTGTTTATGGTAACTTTACTGATGAAACTAGAAGATCTAGTGCTTATGCTACTCGTACATATAAACGATATTTAAAAGGTGTAAATACTTGGGCTCTTAACTATACTAACATAGCTTCACAGTTTGGTAACTTAAACGGTCTTACTATACCAGGAGCTCCTAATAATGGTCAATTACAAGGTGATGGTGCATACTTGACTAATGTATATATGACTGGTTCTATTATTGAATTTACACCAGAATAGTTAGATCAATTACATGGACAAGATGCTTATGCTGTTTCACTTAGTAGTGAGTTTGGTACAGTAATTGTAGATAATGAATTTAATATCATTGAAGATTATAACCAAACCAAATCTCTTACTTTTGCTGTATAGGCTTGGAAAGGTAAAACAGAACTAACATATAGTACAGTATATAATGAAGGAAGCTACTTTGTAGAGTATACTCCAACAGGTGTAGAATGTACTATGCAAGATGGTGTATTCAAAGTAACTAAGATAACTAATATCAATGATATGCGTATTGATTTAGTTATTAACTGTGAAGGAGCCATATCAGTAAATAGAAGATACAATATGAGTTACCAACTTGAAGCTAACGGATTGTGGGTAACTTATAATGATAATGATGCTACACCAGATAGACCTATTGGTGATGGTACTTCTTATGGATGGCATAGAAACTATACAGCTTCAGCAATCTGGATGTCTACTAAGAGTTCTCGTAAAGTAGATGAAGGAGAATGGGGCGATCCTAATAGATTCCGTGGTGCTTCAGTAGAAGGAGCAGATGGGCAATATACAGTATTCTGTTATACTAATTCTAGTGTACAACCACCTAAGCCTACTAGTTCACAAATACCTCCTGTAGATGATAACTATACTTGGTACATGTATCCACCTAAGAGAGAAAGCAAAGAAGTATTTACTTGGATGATACAAGCTACTGTATATCCAGATAAATCATTATCAGGTTGGACAGATCCTATTAGACTTACTGGGGAAACAGGTGAAGACGGTTCTGATGGTACTAAACTTGAATTTATTTATCAAGTAACTAGTGTTAACGAAGCTCCTGATAAACCGGATACATCTTAGCAAGACGATTACATACCATTTGGTTGGTCAGATAGTCCTCAAGGGGTATCTAAAGAGAAAATGTACGAATGGGTATCACAACGTGAAAAGAAGTCTGCTAAAATTGGAGAAGGTGTATGGGGAGAATTTACACAACCAGTTTTGTGGTCTAAGTGGGGTGAAAAAGGTATGGATGGTGATGGGTATGAATATATATTTACTCGTACTGCTGACGTTGATAGAGTACCACAAACTCCTTCATCTATTCAATAGAATGACTATATTCCAACTATATCTAATGGTGGTTCTAAAGACTATAATTGGTCTGATGATCCAAAGGGAGTAAATGAAGACTATAAAGCAGAATGGACTTGTAAACGTGTACGTACAGATGGAGTATGGTCTAACTTTAGTACACCAGCACTATGGTCTAATTGGGGTGAACAAGGTTTATCAGGTGGTCATTATCAATATAGATGGAAAGTGTCTGCTACTAAACCTGCTATTCCAACAGATACAGCTGCTTCAGGTTGGACTACTGATAGTGAGATAGTTCCACCAGAAGGACAATATGTTTGGTAGATTCAACGATTTGCTAATCCAGATGGTACTTTAACAGCGTGGTCTAACCTTATACGTCTTACTGGTGCTGACGGTGAAGATGGTAAAGATGGTAATAGTATCGAATTTATTTATACTAGAAATGCTGATGGTAAAATTCCTAGTACTCCTGCTAGTGTAAACCAAGCTGGTCATATACCTAGTGGTTGGTCTAATCATCCTCAGGGTGTAACTGCATCTTTAGTATATGAATGGGTATCTCAGAGATACTTAGATAAGGCTACTCAAGTATGGGGTAACTGGTCTACCCCTGGTATATGGTCTAGATATGCTGAAAGAGGTAAAGATGGTGATGGATATGAGTACATCTATAAGAGATTCTCTAACTATGTTGGTGGAGATAGTTTAGGTCCTGGTGGTTCTAATTACCCACCTGCAAATGTGGATTCCAGTGAATATCAAGTTGATGATTATGTACCTAGTGGATGGGATGATAATCCAGTTGGACCTACTGAATCTATACCTTATGAATATGTTTGGACTAGAAAGAAAGAGAATAGTAAATGGCATGCTTGGAAAACTGGAGCACTATGGGCTAAATGGTCTAAGGATGGTGAGCCAGGTAGACCAGGTCAAGATGGTAAACCAGGTGAACCTGGAGAACCAGGTAAGCCAGGATCTAATGGTTATAGTATAACTGTTAATGGTTGTCCTTCTGCCATTAGATCTTCAGAGGGATTCCTACAAACTACAAATGTAAAATTAAGTGCCATAAAAGTTAGAGTTGATGATAGTGCTACTAGTTCTGTATCAGGATATTGGAAAAGCTATTATTTAAACAGTTCTGGTTCATGGCAATAGATCAACAGTACATCTGGAACTACGTTTACTTCCACATGGAATTCATCATTATCTACTACAAAGTTCTGGTTTGGATTTACTACAGATAGTGGAGATTACAGTTCATTAAGTCCTACTAGTCAATATAAAGTATGGTCAGCTGAAGTTCCAGTAGTATTTGATGGAGATGTATCTGATATAGATGAAACTTATACTATCATGAGAGATAGAGGTCAATGGAGATCTGGAGTACAATACTATCATGATAAAGCATCAAATGCAATAAAAGGTCAAGATGTATCTAGTGTAACTAATTATTACTTACAGTCAACAGATCAAAGTGTGTCTTATGATACCACTAATTGGTCTACTAATGTACCTACAGGTACTTACTCTCAAGGTAAACTGTATTCTTATAGTAAGATAACATATTCAGATGGTACTATTACTAAGACAATACCTGAAGCATTATTAACTTATTCTAACTCTAGAGTAACATCTATTACACAATACTTTGCAAATTCAACTAATACATCTGTTCCTAGTGAAGGTTGGTCTACTAATAAGCCTGCATTAAACAAAGATAAACCTTATTTGTTTAGATACTTTACTGTTAATTATGTTAATAGTAACTCTCAATCTACTAGTACTAATTCTACTAAGAAAGCAATAGCTAGATATTAGAATGATTATACTTAGTATTAGAACTATAATAATTTAACTATTATAGATTATGTAGTATATCAAGGTAATGTGTACTTAGCTAAACAGAATAATACTAGTTAGACACCCAGTATGACTAGCAGTTATTGGAATATATCTTCTAAGCAAGAAATACTAACAGTAAATAACTTACTAGCTAACAATGCTAAGTTGGGTGACTTTAACTTTAGTGGAAGTGTATTTACTTCTAATAATGGTAAACTGTCAATGAATAGTAACACTGGCAGATTTGTTTGTACAGATGCTAGTATTTCAGGTAGTATAACCGCTACTTCTGGTACATTTACTAATGGTACATTTACTAACTGTACTACTAGCAGTTTAACTATTACTGGTGGAAACATTACTATGACAGGTCAGTTTGTTGATAAAGCTATAGGTAATGATACTACTACTAGAACTTTTGATACAAAAAGTACATTAAATAAAGAAGGACTTAGAGTAGTAATACAAAGACCTACAAACGATGGATCTGGTATTATATCAAATTTTGGTGGATACGTTAAAAGTCTTCCTGTAACAGATTATTTATATAAGAATTGTATGTGTGGAGTTTAGATAAACTCTTTACAAGAGTATTATATTCCACTATCTATTGATGCTTCCAGTAATTCAAATCCTGCTATGTATATAGATAGAGGTTATATACAAGGTTTAAGATTGAAAACTACACAAGTGAGTGCGTCACATGAGACAGCTGATGCGTATGGATCTTACGTTATACGAGTACAAAAACGTGGTGTTGTTATCAGTTTGTCTAATACTGCTGGAGAGGGAACTATGATATTTGTAAAAGGAGCATATGATTTTACTGTAAGACCATCTTCTGGTACACTGTGGCATTCTGATGGTAATTCATCTGGTAGTTTGACATGTCGCGCTGGACATTCTTACATTTTTATAAAAGGAACAGGAGGTCAATGGTGGGAATTCTATTGTTCTCCAGGATAATAAAATTAAATAAAGAAACGTATGAAAATAAATTTTAAAGAATTCAAAGTATATACTAATTTAGCTAAAAGCGATAGTCAATTAATAAACATAGTTACTGAATTAGCTGATGGTATATATAAGACAGCTCAGGGTATTGCTGGGCATTCCTTAGCACTTAAGATATATAATTCAAAAGGGGAAGAAGAGTATACAGAAGAAGAGTTTTCTATTATACAGAATTATGCTAATCAATACGGTACTCCTTTCTTTATAGATGCTTTAAACAGTATTAAGAATGAACAATCAATTACACAATCAGATCAAACAGCTGAGTGATAGAGAACTACTAGAGGGCATCTATTAGATGCTCCTAGTAGTAATGTAGGAACAATTAATCAGCGATAGTAAATAGTTAGGTATAAATGTTATAGCTGATTTATTAGTAGATAATATGTATAGAAATAGAGAAAGAAATGAAAATAATAACAATGCACCATATATTAGGCAATAAAGTATTAGAATATGATGTTGATGACAGAGGAGTTATCGTAGATGAGAGAGAAATTGATAGAACTGTTAATCCTAAACCTAATATAGCTGATTGGGTGAAAGAACACATGGTGTTCTGGTACGATATGTCAAATCCTGTGGATACATATATTCCTGGCGTTACCTATGCAAATCCTTTTGTTAATGGTGGTGGAAAATTAACTTATGATAATGCTATAAATAAGTGTATAATAACCCATACACCTACAAATAACAATAATATTGCATTTTGGCAAATAATTGTAAAACCGTTACAATATGTAGAATCTTATAAAATACGTGTAACAGGATTGCCCGAGAGATTTACTATGAAAGGACGATTAGGGTATGATAATATTCAGATAACGTCTGATGGAGAATATGACATACCTGAATACAGGAACAGTAGCACAACAAACACATCTTATCCCGGATTTTATTTGGCAGGCGATAATGTGAATGATATGGATTGTAATATTGTGGTAGAAGAAATACCTACAAAACAATCCGTTCCCACAAACGAGATACTAAAAGTCAATCCATACCTGCAAGACCACAGCGGAAACAACAGGCCTCTGAAACTTAACAATTTCCTGTTCGCTGCAATGAGCGGTGTGGGAGGGTATGAATATAACTGGCTTGACAGTGCATTATTTATTACCTATTTAAGTGGCGCAAGAGGTGATGGAACTATAACAGACAATACTATTACTATAAATAATGTAAAAGTAAGTAGTGGAGTAATAGAAACTAGAGTTAATTCTCCGTCCAAAAAATACAAGGTAAGAGTAACAGGTATCACATCTAATGAAACATTGAGATATGTAATATATGGAGATACATCATTAGGTGAATTGGCAACGATTATATTTGATATGAAAAAGGATGGAGAGTACGAATTACCTGCTTCCACATATTCCGCTACATATAATATGAAATGGCAAGTTATAGCAGCTTCCTATCCCCATACCTGTAATATCACAATTGAGCAAATCCCATCCTATCCCAACGCCCTAGTGACAGACGGAGTGGATGATTACGGTGTTGTGGAGAACTTTAAATCACTGCAAAATTATATGATGTTCTTCCAATGTGCCATCATAAGACCTGCCACTTCAAAAGGTATGTTCTCGACAACTCCGATAGAGGGTAATATTAAAGGATGGATGTTATTGCAAGGAAACAGTGCAAATGAGGTAAGGTTCGGTAACAACGTTTATAAAAACTTTAATGTTACGTCTAATATAGGGGATAAAATCAGTTATGTCCTCTCGGCAAACAATGAATTAATGACTTGCTATGTAGGTGAAGAGAAGGCAACTGTAGCAGGAACTTACAAGCAAACTGGTGCAAATATGTCATTATTCTTGTCGGATAACAACAATAAGACTAGGTTTGGCTCTATGGCGTTTTATAAATCTATCTTGTTCGATTCCGTTCCTACGAAAGAAAATGACGGATTTACCGAACAGGATTTGATTAATTATGTACTTGAAAATTTGATAACAAAATGAGATACATTATAGTAACAATAGAATGGTGTATGGAACATGGGATTGTTCCACCCATCCATGCAAGAAGAAGTGTTGACGGAACAATGATCCTGTTGCACGAAGATTTTGTCGCACCTGTATTGAGAGATGAAGAGATTCCTTCCTATCTTTACGACAGTAATGAGTTAAGTGAAATTTTAAACAGCGAAGTATGGACAGAAATGAATTAATAGATAAATTAAAACCTTATTTTAAAATATAGGAATTAGTGTGTCCTCATTGCTACTCTAAATTTGGTGAAACTTCTTGGTAGTTTATAAGTACTGAATTACTTAGTACTTTGTATATATTACGTACTAAGATATTCAATAAACCTATTACTATTAATACTTGGAAAGCTGGTGGACAATTCTCATAGAGAGGATTACGTTGCAATATGTGTTAGTTAGTAAAGAGTAAAAGTAGTATTTACTTATCTGCACACTGTTTCGGTAAAGCGATAGATTTTAATGTAAAGGATTTAGATAGTAATACAGTAAATAATATAGTAAGATAGAATGCTGAATTATTTGAATATCCTATTAGATTAGAAGCTAATACAGACGGGTGGAGTCACATTGATTGTTACGTACCTAAGGACTCTTCTAAGAAGCTTTTAGAGTTTAATGGATGAGTTGTTCATTTAATAAAGAAAATGGCTTAAAACGCCTTAAAATGCGTTATGGAAAAAGAAACTATTTTATATAATATATTATATGTGGATAATAAAGCAAGAACAATTATTCCTGAAGTAGTTAATGCTTGGAATCTTACTCCACATAGATTTATTAAGTCTGGTGAAACTGTATCTATTGATATTAATCGTACTCTGTATATTATAAAAGGATTTAGTTCATCAGATTATGTGCACATAGATGTAAAGTAGGATAGAATAGATATTACACTAGATCCTAATGATACTAATGCTACTAGATAGGCTAGAGTATCTTTAAATATAAGTGATCCTACTGGAACTCATAAGTTATTACAGTTTGTAATACATTAGAATTAATAATTAAAATATACGTATATGACAAGAATAACAAGAAGCTATATAGCTCCAAATCCCAAAGAGTTTGATTACTGGGTTGACTTAGCAGCAGATCCAAAAGGTAATGTAATTAAGTATTATGCAGGTAGTAGCAAATGGCTACCAATAAATGATGATACAGATAATGATCAGAGTGCTAAGATTGCCGCACTTGAATCAGGTAAAGTAGATAAGGTGGAAGGAAAAGAACTATCTAGTAATGACTTTACTGATGCATATAAAACTAAACTAGATGGTATTGCTGCACAAGCAAATAAATATGTTTTACCAACAGCTACAGCTGAAACTATTGGTGGAGTAAAGGTAGGAGCAAATATTTCTTATAGTAATGGTACAATTAGTCTTAGTAAAGCTAATGTAACTAGTGCATTAGGATATACACCTCCTACAGTAGATACTAAAGTGACTATAAATAACACTTTAACGAGTACTAGTACTACAGAAGCTTTAGCTGCTACTCAAGGCAAAGCTTTAAAAGATTTAATTGACGCATTAACTACAAGAGTTGCTGCATTAGAAACTCCAGCAGCTTAATATAACAAATACATATGGTAACGAATAGGATAATATTTTTTGCAACGTCTGTTCAACCTAATCCAGAAGAAATAGACTATTGGGTTGACTTATCTGATAATCCTTATGGCGGTAGCATTAAATATTTCAATGGAACCGAATGGGTAAGGCTAGCTGCCTCTGGTGGTATGCCTGATCTTAGCAACTACTATACTAAAACATAGGTAAACAAATTGCTTAATGATAAAGCAAACATTAGTGATGTAGATAGTAAAGTAGATGATGAAGAAGTAAAAGATGTAATAAAGGATATACAATTTAATACTTCAAATCCTAATGGCATTACTATGGTAATGTTTAAGTATGATGGAAGTAATGATTCTATATCTTTACCTATAGCATCTACTGGATCAGCTGGTATTGTCACATCTAAAGACTTCTTAGACTTTGTTAAGCAGCATCAGTTATAGGAACTTCATACTGAGATGATTGACACCTTTGCTGATATACGTGCAAAGTATTAGAAGAAACTCATTGCTGGTTTAAACATTGAAATTGATCAAGAAACTAATGTGATTAGTGCATCTGGTGATCTAGCTGTACAATGGGATAATATTACTAACAAACCAGACTTTAAACCAGTAGCTACATCTGGTGATTATAATGACTTAATTAATAAGTTAAAACCAGGTAAAGATGTTAGTATTAGTGAAGATAATGTAATTAGTATTGCTATTGATTCAGATTCATTAGAACAGTCTTTAGCTACTTTACAAAGTAATATAGATAAAGAAGCTGCTACTGCTCGTGCTGCTGAAACTAAATTAGGCAATGATATAGCTACTGAGAAGAATAGAGCTCAATCTGCTGAATAGACTATTGGTACTAATTTATAGAATGAAATAGATAGATCTACTTAGATAGATGCTCAACATACTAATGCTATAAACAAAGAGATACAAGATAGAAAAGAAGCTATTGCTACAGAAGTTAGTGATAGAAATGCAGCTATCTTAGTAGAAACTAATAGAGCTAAGGCTAAAGAAGAAGAACTTGATAATAAGATTACAGATCATACTGCTGCAACTAATGCTGCATTAGCATTAAAAGCAGATAAGTCTGACACTTATACTAAGGCACAAGTAGATGCTAAATTATCTGGTGCTTATAAAGTAAAAGGATCTAGTACGTTTGAAGCTCTACCTAAAGACAACAATGTAGTCGGTGATGTATATAATATTACTAATGCATTTAACTTAGGTGGTAAACATTATGATGCTGGTACTAATGTAGTATGGACTGAAGATGGTTGGGATGCTTTATCAGGTTCATTTGATACTACTGCTATTGAAGGTAGTATTCAAGAAGTAGCTGATGATTTAGCTCAAGAGATACTTGATAGAACTCAAGCTGATACTACTATTAATAACAATGTATCTTCATTATCTAATAGAGTAAAAGTAAATGAAGATAAACTTACTATTATTAATGGTAATGAATCTACTACTGGTTCTATAGCTAATGCTATTAAACAGGCTAAATCATATACAGATACAACTGTAACAGCTGAATAGACTAGAGCAGAGAAAGCAGAATAGAAACTAACTAGTGATTTAGCTAGTGAAGTAACTAGAGCTAAAGGCGCTGAGTCTGCTAATGCTACAGCTATAGCAAATGAAGTAGAAAGAGCTACTGGTGTAGAAGAGACATTGAATAGTAATATTACTCAACTGTAGGCTCAAAAAGTAGATAAAGTTGAAGGTAAAGGTCTTAGTACTAATGATTATACTACTCCTGAAAAGAATAAACTAGCTGCTATTGAAGCTGAAGCTAATAAGTATGTATTACCTGCTGCTACAGCTAGTGCATTAGGTGGTGTTAAGATAGGTAGTAATATAACATTAGCAGATGGTGGTACTATCAGTATAACTAAAGCTAATGTAACTAGTGCATTAGGTGTAGATCCTACTACTACTTATGTGAAGAAAGCTGGCGATACTATGACTGGTACATTAACATCTGCATCTACTACTGGATCAATTGTATTTAAAGGCGTTGAAAATAGTGATATAACAAATATATACAAATCTGGTGGTAATTTATCTGAAGGTTTTGGTATGCATGCCAACGCTGATATCATTAATGGTTTGAGATTCAATTGGTATGATACATTTTGGTATATAGGTAATATTAGAGGTTCTGGTACAGAAAGTTACGGATTTGGAATTGTAGATAATAATGATTAGATAGGTTTTAGGGTAACTACTGATGCAGTTTATGCAAATAAATACACATCTAGTGTATCTACCGGTAATGCTCCTATATCTGTTAAATCTACAACTATGTGTCCAAATCTGAATGCAGATATGGTAGATGGCAAGAATGCTAGTGATTTCCAACCTAGTCTTTATAAGACTCTTAAGTTTACTACTAATACTTCTAATTCAAAAGTAGTATGGTGCGACTTATGTAGAATAGCTTAGGGATACCAGAACTATTCAATATTAGTTTAGATATCAGCTTTACAGTCAGCTGTTTTATGTTCTGTAGTTGTAGGATATCAAGGTGTATCTATTAATATATTAAATAGTATAATTACAGATAATTATCAATTTAATTAGGTATGTCCTACATTACGGGTAGTAAATAGAGATAACCAAAGCTGGCTACAATGTACATTCCAACAAGGTACTACAGATCAAAATAACGGAAACAATTTAATGTCTGTAAATATTACTACTTCTGATAATAAAATTACATTAGTAGATTCACTGCAAGAAGATACTATGGAATATACAAATGCTCAAATATATGGATATGCGAGCGTATCTAATAACTTTGGAGCATCTATGAATATTGGAAGTGGTGAAGTAGTAGACTGGTATGGCGTACAATGGTCAGAAACATCTTCTAATCCAGATTGTACTCGTATTGGTAATATGGAAATGCATAGAACATTGCCTATATAGAGTATGATGAAACCATTTGATATTACTAATATTGAAGACACCGTTTCAGAAATTATATTGCCTATAGATGACTAGTTTTAGAAAACATCGTATGCAAACGCCACTAATATTTAGTGGTCTATAGTTAGTAGAGATTCAGATAATATAATGATTAGAATACCAGAATTTTGGTATACTGATGATTACGTTCCAGGTACAAAAACACATAATTTGAAATTATGTCCTCACGCTAAACCAGGATGGTATCATCATAAAGAAGCATATGTTAGCGCATATGAAGTGTATAAAAGTGGCGATAAATTAGTTAGTGTAAAAGGTCAACTACCTACTGTTAACTTCAATAGAACTAATGGCAGAACTTGGGCTAGAGCTAATGGATTTGATGGTGAAACTAAGTGGAATCTTTATACATATGAAGAACATAGAGCCATATGTCATTTGTTCTTAGTAGAGTATGCTACTAGAAATTCACAAAAGGCTGTTAATACTGAGCTAACTCCTGAAGGATTTAGACAAGGTGGATTGGGTTCTGGTTGTACTACAGGAACAGCAACTATCAACGGAGCTCAAACTTGGTCGTTTATGCCAACAGGAAGTTCTGATAGCTTAGGTAGTGGTTCTGGTGAAGTTACAGTAACTATACAATAGACTGATTAGTCTGGATCAAACACTTCTACTATTACACGTAAGTGTAACAGATATAGAGGAATTGAAAATCCATTTGGTCATGTATGGAAACATACAGATGATGTTATTAGCGTGTATAGTAATGGTTATAGAACTTGGTATAAATCTGTGAAACCAGATTAGTTTACAACTAATAAAAATGCTAGTTACAAATCTTTATGTGCTAGTACAATGGTCAGCAGTGGTTATAAAACTGAGATTAAGGCTACACCTACTTGTGATTTCTTTGCTGTGTCTGTTTCAGGTGGTTCAGAAACTACATACTGGTGTGATTATAACTGGGATAATACTGATGCTTCAGAACATTGTTTGTTAATCGGTAGTAGCTCTGGCGATGGCGGCCGGGCGGGTCTATTCGCTCTTTATTCCGCTGGTGGGGTTGGTCATTCCTATGCTGCTATCGGTTCTCGATTAACATATCTCCCGTGGGCGGAGTAATGACTTAATTATGCAATACGGTATAGTTAAGTAATACCCACAGGTTGCTTCTCTAGAATTAGAACGAGTATGCATTATTAGTTTTAAGTAAAAAAGTAGTAACTCTGACAATAGCAGCAAAGCAGGTCTATTCAATCTTAATTCCAATAATGAGGTTAGTAATTCCAATGCTAATATCAGTTCAATGAAATTGCGTATCATAATATTTTCAGTTTATCATATAATAGCCAACTACTGAGAAGGACCTTACCACTTGGTAAAAAATATAAATAATTTATTAAGGGTTAGTAGTGAAATATCGAAAGCTCTTTGTAATTTCAGACTATGAAGAAATTTAAGAATTTATATTAGAAGATAACAGATTTAGATAATATAAAGCTAGCTCATCATAATGCTAGAAAGAATAAAACTCATAGAAACGATGTAAAGAAAGTAGATGCAGACATAGAAGGATTTTGTAAGTAGATACAGGATATGTTGGTTAATCATACTTATAAAACTTCCGAATATTTTACTTTTAAGTTATATGAACCTAAAGAAAGAATAATATTCAAACTACCTTACTTTCCAGATCGTATAGTACATCACGCTATTATGAACATAATGGAACCTTTGTGGATTAATTAGATGATACCTTAGACTTACAGTTGTATTAAGAAAAGAGGAATTCACAAAGTTCTTAAGTAGATATAGCATGATCTAAAAGATAGAGAAAATACTAAATACTGTCTTAAAATAGATGTTAGAAAGTTTTATCCTTCAGTAGATCATGATATATTAAAACAAATAATTAGAATAAAAGTTGCAGATAGAGAACTATTATAGTTACTAGATGAAATAATAGATTCTTCAGAAGGAGTACCTATTGGTAATTACTTATCTTAGTTCTTTGCTAATCTGTATCTATCTTACTTTGATCACTGGGTTAAAGAAGATAAAAACATAAAGTATTATTATAGATATGCAGATGATATAGTAATACTTTATAAAGATAAAGAGTCTTTGCAGACATTACTTAGAGATATAAAGTAGTATTTAAAAGATAACTTAAAACTATAGTTAAAGAATAACTATTAGGTATTCCCAATAGAAAGTAGAAGTATAGATTTTGTTGGATATAAAATATATCATAATTTTACTTTAGTTAGAAAAGCATTAAAGAAAAGATATTGTAAGAAGAATGCTAAACTGAATAAAAGGAGTACTAACTACAAATATTATAGAAGAAAAATGGCTAGCTACATAGGATGGTTTAAACACGCTAACTGTTATTCTTTACTTACTAAAACTATTAAACATAAAGAGCTATTAGATTACCTGGATATACGTAAGGGAAATAGAACATACGAATAATGAGTACGTTATAGTTATATAATTGCAGAGACTTTAACATATGCTAGCAGTAATAAATTGACTAGCATTTTTATTTTCAGTAAATAATCTTTAAGTTGTGTTGAGTAGAAGTTTATATATAATGAATCTTGCGAGACGTATATTTGCTAATGGATATCAATCTATAGTAGGTTGGTTAACAGGTATGGCAACTATACTAGCACCAGCTGCACCATTAATAGGTGTATCATTTCTATTCATAATATTAGACTTAATCTATGGATATAAGGTATGCAGAAAAGTAACTCACAATGATTATTTTGAATCTGGTAAATTCTGGTCCACTATTGAAAAACTAGGATTTGCAGCTATAATGATAGCTGGATTTACTTTATTAGATAAGTTTATATTTATGACATATGCTGATCTGGTGTTAGCTAAAGTTGCAGCAGGAGCAGTATGTTTTGCAGAAATAATATCATTATTAGAATCTAGGAAAGCATTAAAACCTAATTCATTAGTTACAAGACTCTTCACAAAGATTATAAAGTCGAAAGCAGAAAAATATTTAGATGTAGATATAATAGACATCTTAGAAGAACAAAATACTATTACAAATGATACCAATACTGATAAGTCTAGCAAAAAGATTAACAAGTAACATTATCGGTTGGTTTAAAAGAAATTACAAAGCAATGGCAGTGATTATCATTACGATTCTCGCTGCCATTTGTTTTTATTAGAATAACTAGCTAGATAAGAAGAATAGAGAACTAGATAGAGTAACTAATAACTATCTTTACTATGAATAGCTAGCAACATAGTAGAAGAATGATAACAGAGTGTTATAGCTTACTCTAGATGAATTTAAAGAAACCAAAGATAGCTTGATACAAGAAGTACATGCTACAGTAAAGAAATTAAAAATCAAAGAGAAGGAGTTGAAATAGGTACAGATATAGGAGTAGAAAGTAGTACATGATACTACTATAGTAGTTAGATCAACTGACTTTAAAGTGGAAATCAAACCAAACAATTTGACATCAATCATAATAAATAAAAGAGATACGCTCCTAACACATAGTATCGACATTCGCAATACACAATCACTATTTATTCATACTAAAAAAGAATATAAGCGTAATTATAAGAATTGGTTCTAGCGACTCCTTCACTTTGATTTTAAAAAACGAACTATTTATAAGTACCAAATTGATAACAGTAACAAGTTAATCAATGTAGAAAATACTAGAATAATAGATTTATCAAAATGAACTTTATAAGTCGAATAATTAAATCAATTAATGCAATGAGAGAAAGACTGAAAATAGATCGTCATGAGGCTATGTATGGTCCACACTTCAATGAAGAATGTGCACTAAAAGCAGTCTCTAAGATGGAAAACGAAGATGGCTCTCGTGGAGAACATTGGAGTTTAGAAGAAACTACTTCAATCGCTAACCAGTACGGAATCAATCTGAAAGGTGAGAAATACAACAAGTATGATTGGTACGTTGCTCTCAACATGATACGTTCAGACTATTATCGTGCAGTTGTTACTATGACAAGTAGCGATCACATTAAGTACTTTGTAGAACTGGCAAAAGCTTGGTTGAATGACAAAGATATAGAAGAAGGAAAGATGTGGTATTACTATTGCTATATCATGTGTGATAAATTGCGCAAAGAAGCTAAGACGATGTTGATGCTTGAAGACGATGAAGATGAAGAGCGTGAGTATCGTTATGCTCGTGGTGGTAGAGGACGTGGAAGAGGTAGAGGAGGAAGAATGACTCGCTACGGTTATGACTATGACGAAGACGATGAATATTTAGATCGTGAACGTGAAGAGGAAAGAATGCATAGATATGAACCTATGTATGAAAGAAGAATATCAAGATATTAATTTAATCAAAATTTATGAGAACTATGTACGAACCTGAAAAAATTTTAGTACAAAACGCTGGTATAGATCCAGGTGTAGCTGCACTTTTGCAGAATGCAAACAAAGGTAATATGGACCCTGCTGCTCTTATGGCTATGATGAACAACGGTGGTTTCGGTGGAAACGGCGGTTGGTGGTGGATTTGGATCATCCTAATCTTCTTCTGCTGGGGCGGTTTTGGAGGTAACGGTTTTGGTAGAGGTAGTGATGATGCTAGTCGTCTTGCTTCTCAGTTGAATACCGATACTAATACAAGTCTGTTAATGCAGGCTATTCAAGGTAACAAAGATGCTATCAGTTCTTTGTCTAATACTTTAAGTTGTGATATTAACGCTGTACAGACAGCTTTGAATACTATTAATACTAGCGTAAGTCAGATTGCTTGTGATACTAAATTAGCTAGCTGTGAAGTAATCAATGCTATTACTTCTGGTAATGCTAACTTAGCTTCTCAATTGGCTAACTGCTGCTGCCAGACTCAACGTTCAATTGACTCTGTTAATTTGAACTTGACTCAAATGAGTGCTGATAATAAACTGTCTATCTGTCAGCAAACTAATACTTTGCAGAATGCAATCACTGGTGGTTTCAATAACTTGTTAACAGATAATACTAATAAATTTAATGTAATTGGTGCTAAGATAGATGCACAAACTCAAATGATTAACGATAAGTTCTGTCAACTTGAGATGCGTGAAATGCAGAATAAGATTGACACATTGCGTGCTGAGAAGTCAGCTCTTGAATTAGGTCTATCTCAATCTGCTCAAACTGCTAATATCGTAAATCAGTTGCGTCCTTGTCCAGTACCTGCTTACTTAACTTGTAACCCATTCGGATGTAACGGTGGATTCACTGGTTACGGATACGGATATAACGACGGTTGCGGTTGTGGTTGCTAATAAGAAAGGAGGTAATCATGTTTAATCCTTTCTTTAATCCTTATCGTGTAAGACGTATTGACCAAGGTGGTATACCTACATTAGATACTATATTCTCTAATGTAGATACTACTAACAATACTGTTACTTATGGAATATGTCCATTTCAATGGAGACAATTGCCATGCAGAGGTTTAATATTGTTAAATATTAATCATACTGCTACTGGTGCAACAGAAGGATCATTGGTATCTGTAGCTACTTCTGTTAGTTCTAGTTAGGTATCATCTAATCCAACTAGTGTAAATACTAATAGTGGTAAAGCATTACTAAATGGTTCTGGTGATTAGATGCCGACAGAAGAAATTTCAACTGGTAATAAATATCTAATATACTATGATAAACGTACTGGAGTATTTCAGACTATAAATCATATTGTAGCACCAGCTGCTTAATAAAAAAACTTAGGGCTACTGTAAAAGGTAGCCCTACTAAAACCAATTCAATTATGTTATTTAGTCAATTAAAAATAGGAGATCACGTGCACGTATTAGAAGTTCTAGGAACATTTAAAAAGACTACTGTTTATAGTCTTGGTTCCATTACTTAGGTTTCAAATCCTTATGATGAAGCTTTGCCGCAAGGTTAGTTTCCAATACCAGGATAGAACAGACGTAAATTAGTCGATGTATTTATTAGTTGTAATGGAGAATCTAAGAAACTATCAGTACCAGCTGAACGTTCAATAATCAACGATACTTCTATAGGACTTACTGTTGCTACCAACAAAGAAGAAATAGCTAATATGGTTAGATAGAACTACAACGAATTCAAAGCTAAAAAAGAAGCAGCAAGTAAGTATGATGAAGAAATGGAGAAGTGTAAAGATATTTTAGATCAACTAGAAGCACAGGTAGAAGATCCTATAGTAACAAATACTATTGACAATAGTAAAGAAATAAACGATTTAAAGAATGATGTTGCTGATATTAGGAAGATGATCGAAGATACTAAGAAGATGTTTATGGGAGGATTCCCAAAACCACCAATGCCACCTATGCCTAATTTACCAGCTCCAATGAAATAATACTCGGCAACGCTCACAACGTTCGCTCACCTCTACGAGGCTCGCTCACTGTATAGTGGACGAGCTTTTGTTATTTATATGTGTTAATAATATTTCCTCGCTTCGCTCAGAGTTCCTTCGCTTCGCTCGGAAAATTATTATAAAGCTTTTTAAGAAAGGCTATTAGTTTCTGTTAAGGAGTGTATCTAAGATACTATAAAAATTTACAGTAAGTCTTAAAATGCGTTTTATGACTATTATAATTATAATTTAAATATATAGATATGACATTAAATGAGCTCATTGATGATATTCTATTAGAAGCTAGAAACAACTAGATTACTGAGAGTGAAAAGCTCAGTAGATACTAGATAGAATTGTGGATTAAAACATATCGAGCTTACCTATTAAAACAGAAGTTAGATAGGGGAGAACAATTAGACTAGATTTTCTATTAGACTATACGCATGCATTTGGATAAAATAGAAGAAGATCCAGGTCATGCAGAATACCAAGGAGATAAAGAATTACCTACTTTACTTGGTACTAAACTTACTACTTCAGTAATAACAGTAAAAGATGCTTATGGTAATATTATTCAACTAGGTTCTGAAACTAAAATGAAGTTTTAGAAATATAGAAAGTATACCTGCAAAGATTATATTGCCTATGTTAAAGGTAACAGAATATATGTAGAAGGTGATGCTAACTAGTTAGAATATATTGATGTAGAAATAATTGCTGAAGATCCAACAGAAGATAAATTATGCTATAATCCCGATAAGGATGAGTATCCTTTGCCAGCTTACATGTGGGGTACAGTTAAGCAATTGATCTTTACTAAAGATTTCTTAACTATGAGATAGCAAGTATCTGATACTACTAATGATAGTAAAGATGACACTTAGAATGTGATGAATTAGAATGTTAATAGAAGTATAAGACGATGAATGAATTAAATAAATCTGCTAATAAAACTGTATCTTATACTATACCTTCTTTCTATAATCACTATCTAAGTAACATAGAAGCAGATACAGTATATGATATAGACTATCCTACTTATAGAAAAATAGTAACTGAATACTTTTGCTATCTTAGAGATTAGTTATTAGAAGAAAGCAAAGAAGTTAAACTACCATATAGAATGGGTAGTATTCAAATAGTAAAGAAATAGCCAAAGCATTTAGACGGCAGAAGTCTTAGAATAGATTATAAAGCTACAAAAGAATTAGGTAAACTTACTTATTTACTTAACGAACACTCAGGATTTTATAAGTATAGACTTTATTGGAATAAATAGGACATGCTAGTGTCTAATAAGAGTAAGTATTAGATTGTACTTACTAGGGCTAATAAAAGACATCTAGCACAAATAATTAAACAGAATATTCACGATTACGAATAGCAGCCATGATATATAAAATGACAAGTAGTAAAGCCGTGATTGCTAAAGTAATTGCGGACTTAGGTTTAAATGAAACTGAAATACCTATTACAGATATACGTCAATGGATTGGAGAAGCTTTAATGAATATAGGTTCAGTTAATCAACTAGATCATAAAGTAGAAGTAATACCTATCAATGGTTATTAGGCTAAGTTACCATGTGATTTAGAAAGATTAAATAGTGTAGCTTACTCTACATGTGATTGTGGTGGTTGGATACCTATGAAGAAGAGTACAGGTACATTCAGTGTTTATGACAGAAAAGATAACTGTGATTGTTGTAATATGATTATACACGATGATGTATTAATACCGTTAGTAAAGAACCTTCACAATATTACTAAAGATAAAGACGCATTAGAAATACTTAATAAAGATACCAATACTAGATAGACGCTTAGCGCATTAATTAATAATTATACAGTTTGTAGCAAAAATGGTAGATTACAACACACTAGTTTTAATGGTACTAATTTCAGTTATACGCCACAATATGACGTCAAACCAGGATATCTCATTACAAATGTTCCAGAAGGATATGCAAAAATTTCATATCATGCTATCTACACTGACGAGGATGGCATGCCTATGATACCTGATGTATAGTCTTACTTTGAAGCTTGTTTCTGGTACTGTGCATAGAAAATACTTTACATTAAATATATAAGAGGAGATGTACATAGATAGATTTATATTGACGCAAAGACATCATATAATTTCTATAGAAAACAAGCATATGCAGAATCATTAATGCCGAACTAGGACGATTTGAGTAATATCAAGTACACATGGAATACATTAGTTCCAGAAATAGATGAAGAGCGTACTTTCTTTAGTACTACTGGTGATAGACAAGAAATTTATAATTAGAATTAGAATTATAATAGATTATGGAGATAAATAGCCAAGTAAATACATTTATTGGTGGTATGAATATCGACAGTGATATTACTATGCTAGCTGATAACTAGTATAGATGGGCTGAGAATATTCGTTTACTCACAGATAATGCTGGTACTACAGGTATTCTATAGAATATAGAAGATGTAAGATAGTACGAAGGTGGTATTGAAGCATCTGAAAATATACTTGGTACAGCAGTAACTAGATGGTACAATTCTACTAAGAAGATAGTAGAAGAATGTGGTATAGTAGTTACTATGGAATTGTATGAAGGTACTTATATTAATAATGTATGGGCTATAACTGATTTCAACAGTATTAAACCTACTTGGACTTTAGTAGTATCTGCTGTTATGAACTTAGTTAACAAAGTAGCTATAGTTACTAATTATGAGTCAGATAAAGTAAGTAAGATATACATATCTGATGGTACTTCCTCTATTAAATGTATTAATATATCTGCTCAATATAAGACAGATAAAACTAATCATATAGAAGATGATACTTACTTTGATCTACTACCAAGTTCTACTATTGCACCGTTTAAGTTTATTGAATTGACATCTGGTAATTTACCAGCTGGTATGATACAATATTGTTATCAGTTATTCAGTGTACATGGCGGAGAAACATCTACTTCTTCATTAAGTCCTATGATACCTATATCATCTAGTAATTCAAATTCATCTAAAACATTTAAAGGTGATAGACAAGGTGAGAGTACAGATAAAGGTTGTATGTTACAAGCTACTTTGTTCAATGATGGTAGATTTGAAAAAATAAGAATCATTAGTATTCAGTATACTAGCAATACTCAGACTCCTAAGATATATGTAATTAATGAATTAGACTTACCTAAATCTGAAGATAATGTAATAACATTTAATTACAATGATGTTGGTAGTAGTTATGTTAACGAATTAAGTATAGAAGAATTTAACGATCTTGTCCCATTTGAATTTAATGCTAAAAGTATAGCAAAGATGGATAATAGATTGTTCGCTTCTAATGTGTAGGAATTAACTTGGGATGTAGATTATGACGCTAGAGCGTATAGATGTAATAGCAACGGTATTATTAAATTAAACTCTAGTATAAGTAATCAAGATATTACTACTACTTTTCAAGAACTAACTAGTCCAGAAACAGATTTAATTATACCAGAAGAACACGATTGTATAAACCCAATGAATAGTTCAATGGTATATCCTAATAATTCAACAGATGAATATGCATTTGGATATGATGATAATGGAATTATTAGAGGTGGTAGAGGTTTAAATATTAGTTATAGATTTATTATAACAGATTTAATAGAGTCTGATAATACTCCAGTAGTTGATGATGAAGGTGATAAATTTGTACCATATAGTATGAGCTTATCATCATCTAAAAAGTCTTATAATACTATTAAGTTAATATGTCCTGAAACAAAAGAATTAGTACATACATTTAATAGTGATGGTAAATCTAGAATAAGAAACTATTGTGACCCTTATTACGTATCTAATTTCTTAAGTCATCAAAGAGATGAAGTATATAGATATGGTATAATATTGTATAATAATAAGAATATACCTTCACCTGTACACTGGATTGGAGATATTAGATTCCCTTCTGCTGATGTTGAAGGTTATGAACCTTTTACTTTTGGTGGAACAGTAGATGGATCTGGTAACTATGAATTAGTATCTCATCCACTTGGTATAATGTTCTATGTGAATAATCTTCCTACGGATGTAGTAGCTTATGAAATAGTAAGATGTGATAGAACATTAGCAGATAGAACAATAGTTACTTAGGGGTTACTAAATAAAACTATCAGATTCAACGGG